TGCGATAACTACATGGGGTGTATTTTATCCTGTGGAGGGAGAACCACCAAACATTATTCTATGTGATGCGCGGCGTGGCCGATGGGATTTTCCAGAGTTAAAACGTATAGCAAAAGAAGAATATGATTATTGGGAGCCAGAATGTGTGATTATTGAAGCAAAAGCCAGTGGTATGCCGCTGACGCAAGAACTGCGTAGTATGGGTATTCCAGTGCAGAATTATTCACCAAGCAGAGGTAATGATAAATTTACTCGAGTGAACTCCATTGCGCCAATCCTAGAAAGTGGTTTAGTATGGGCTCCAGATACTAGATGGGCAGAGGAAGTGATAGAGGAGTGTGCATCATTTCCGGTTGGCGAAAATGATGATTTTGTTGATACAGTAACACAGGCTCTCCGACGTTTCCGCGAAGGTGGGTTTATACAGCACCCAGAGGATTATAACGATTATGTCGATTCACCACCAAGAAGTAATGCCTATTACGGCTAGGGTAGAAGAGTTAAAGCAGCTGATACAAGAAGTTCTTGATGAGGTAAAAAAAGTAGATCGGCCTAAATTGCGTTTGATACAGGGAGGTAAGTCAAGTGGCAGTAAAAAAGAATCCCTTTAATAATATTGAACGCGAAATGACATTGGTTGGTAATCCTTTGCCAGATGATGAGTTAGAAATAGAACTACCCACCGCTGCCCCCGAACCATCATTCGATGGTATGGAAATGTCTACATTAGAAGATGGCTCTGTAGAGTTTGCTGAACCTGAAGGTGAAGATAAAGGTGAGGCAAAATTTATGGATAACCTTGCTGAGTTTATTGATGAGGATGAACTTACAGGTATATCTAGTATGGTGCTGGAAAAAGTAGATGAAGATAAAGCATCGCGCAGTGAATGGTTGAGTACATATACAAAAGGTTTAAATCTACTTGGTATAAAGTATGATAACCGTACAGAACCCTTTCAAGGGGCTACAGGTGTAATACACCCTATGTTGAATGAGGCTGTTAGCCAGTTCCAAGCACAAGCATATAAAGAATTATTACCGCCGAGCGGTCCTGTCCGCACACAAGTCTTGGGTGATACAACTGCTGAACTGGAAAAACAGTCAGAACGTATTAAACAAGAGATGAATTATCAAATACTGCACATTATGGAGGAGTATGATTCTGAGTTTGACCAGATGTTATACTACTTAGGGCTATGTGGTAGTGCATTTAAGAAAATTTATCCTGATCCGCAGCTTGGCAGACAGGTAAGTAAGTTTGTACAAGCCGAAGATTTGCTTGTGCCGTACAGTGCAACTGATCTTGCAAGTGCAGAACGTGCTACTCACATCATCCGCATGACCGAAAATGAGTTACGCAAGCAGCAAGTTAATGGTTTTTACCGCGATCTTGAGATTTCTGCTGGTGAAGGTGAGTATGATGAGCTGAAAGAGACTAAAGAAGAGCTTGCTGGTGTAGAAAAGCAGGGTACTTATGAAGAAATTACGTTATATGAGTGCCATTGCTTCTTGGATTTGGCAGATTTTGCTGATAAAGATGCAGATGGTGAGGAAACAGGTATAAAATTACCGTATATTGTTACAGTTTCAGCTGATTCTGGCGAAGTTTTGTCTATTTATCGTAATTATACGGAAACAGACCCGATGAAGCGTAAAAAACAGTTCTTTATTCATTATATGTTCACTCCAGGATTAGGTTTTTATGGCAATGGCTTAATTCACTTACTAGGTAATTTATCGCGTACAGCTACAGCTAACCTACGACAGCTTATAGATGCTGGTACTTTATCAAATATGCCAGCAGGATTTAAAGCTAGAGGTTTGCGTATCCGAGATGATGACCAGCCACTACAACCTGGAGAGTGGCGAGATGTCGATGTTGTTGGAACGGAGCTACGCGGCTCACTCTTACCTTTGCCCTACAAAGAGCCGAGCGCGACTCTGTTCCAGCTGCTTGGTTTTGTAGTTCAGGCAGCGCAAAAATTTGTAGGCACAACAGATATAGGTACAGGTAACATACAGAATACCGAAATGCCTGTGGGGACAACAGTTGCATTGATGGAACGTGGTAGCCGTATTATGTCTGCTGTCCATAAGCGTTTATACAACGCTATGAAGCAAGAATTTAAATTGCTTGCAGAAATTATTGGTACAGATGGCAGTGATTATTCATACAATGTCACAGGTAATCAGCCTGGATTAAAAGCTAGTGATTTTGATGGTCGAGTCGATATTGTTCCTGTAGCTAATCCTAATATATTTAGTATGTCACAGCGTGTAAGTTTAGCCAGTGAGCAATTAAAATTGGCACAAGCTAATCCACAAATGCACAATGTTTATGAAGCATATCGCAGAATGTATAGTGCGTTAGGTGTAGATAATATTGAACAAATATTAACGCCACCACAACAACCACAGCCGACCAATGCTATTACCGAGAATGGTCAATTACAAATGGCGTTAGCTGGGAAGCAACAATTAAAGGCATTCCCACAACAAAACCATGATGCTCATATACAATCACATTTAGCCTTTATGAATAGTATAGTCGTGAAAGGTAATCCTGCTGCGATGCAGATTTTACAGACGCATATTTTTGAACATCTGACATTAAAGGCACAGATGGTTGCACAGCAACAAATCATGAATATGCAAAACTCAGGTCAGCAAATGCCACCTGAAGCTATGCAAAATATGATAGATCAAGTTGAAGCACAGTTAGTAACAGAGTATTTACAACAAGAAGCACAATTATTAGCCGCGCAACAAAAAGATCCGCTTGTAGAACTGAAGCAACAAGAGCTTGCACTACGGCAACAAGACCAAATGCAAGATGCTCGTCAAGATCAAATGGAGCTTGAGTTTAATAAACAGAAAGCTAATGAACAAGCTGCTATCCAACGTGAGCGTATTGGTAGTACAGAAGATATCGCAGCTATGCGAGCACAGATAGCCCTAGAACGTACAGCTAATAGGAGGGGATAATGCGTCGTGGTCCAGATATGGGAGCCAATGTAGGCGATAAAGATTTTGGTCCTACTGGCAAAACGGGAGGCAACGTCGGTGGCTCTGACGCAGATGAAGTGGGCGATGCTCTTGCTGAATCTAAAGCTGCTGGATTTGGAACGGATGATGGTCCTAGCTATCAAGAGGTACAGGCTGCGATAAATGCAGCCAAAAAGTCAGGCAAAAGTCTAGGTGTTTTTACATCAGACGATTATAGAGATGGTATATTGCAAGACCAGAAAGGTATTTTAGGTGTTATCGGATACGATGAGAAAAAAAGTTTTTTCGATAATGTAATCGATATGGTCGTCCCAGGACGAAATACTCCGTTAGGTATTGGAACAGCTTTCGTTAAAGGACTTTCAATCCCACAACAAGTAGCACTTGGTATTGCTAACACAATAGTTGGTAAGCAAATGAATCAACCTAAAGCACCAACTGAAACTGCTTTATCAGAGTCTATTATCGGTAAAGATAGTATTGTGGGAGAGTTAGGAAATATGCCGCAGACAGGTATAGCGAGCGGTGTGCCTGTTCAAGAAACAAGGCAAGATATAAGAGACAGACTAGCACCCGCACCCGAACCATCACAACAGCAACAGGCTATCGATGCTATTAATGATATGATAAATCAACAATCGCAAAGTAATCTTTCTACTCCTAAAAATACCTTAGATCAAGATCGTGTCATGGAAGCTCTTACAAAGGGGACTGGAACACCTTTGCCTGATGCCGCTTACCAAATAGCCGATACAGGTTATTTAAGCCAAGTTCAGTCAGGATTGCAAAAATTAGCTGATAATATTGTATCAATTCCTGGCGGTTACATGGATACAAAAACAGGTAGGACATTTTCAGGTGATTACCAAAGAAATGCACCAGCAAGAACGTTTACTGGTACAAAAAAACAAAGTGTGACACCGTTCAGTCTTGAGGCTTTACAACAAAATTTATTTGGTAGTTAGGAGACGATAATGGCAAAAGATAAAGATGTTGATGTAAAAGAAATACCAATGGATCCTGACCAAGAACTAAGGGAAATGTTCTTTGATGGTAACTATGATGAGACTATGTCATTCGAAGAATTTAAAGCTAGAGGTATTGGTAGACGTGCGGATGGGTCACCACCTCAAGGTGAAAGGGCAATGATGCGTAAATCACGCGGTGGTCGTTCTGCAGTGCAAGGTACAAAATTTAGAGGCGTAAGGTAATATGCCACAGAAAAAACTACAAAAAGATAGTGCTTACTCTCACATGGATAAAAACAATGATGACATTTTGTGTGATGATGAGATTGCTATGGCCTTGGAGTTCAAACGTAGAGAACTAGAAGATGCTGATGCTAGGCGAGATAGCATGAGATATATGACATGGTTTGCCTTGTTTGGGACGTTAAACTACCCAGCCGCTATATTGATTACTGCCATGCTCGGATATGATAATGCTGCAACTATGATTACTGATATTGCTCCTACTTATTTTGTGGCAAACAGCGCACTCGTTGCAGCTTATTTCGGAGCAAATGCTTACGCAGACAAAAAAGCTAAAGAATGATTAACGCCCATCATACTGTTGAACCATTGTTCATACTTGTCATAAGTATGTGGGGTTTTAATGGTAATGAGTGGCAGTACATTGGTAATCAAGTTGCTCTGCAACAACCCATGACCGAGTCTCAGTGTGAATATCTGATAGCTGAAGACATGTGGCAAGCCACTTACAAAAATGAATATTATCGCATGATGGCACATTGTTTTCCTACTGAGTGTGCAGGAAAGGACAAGTGTGATTAATGCCAAAACTGAATGAAAACACTGAACTGAGTATGCCAATTCGCAATTTGATTGCGTTGCTCATAGCTGCAACTGTTGGCACATGGGCTTACTTTGGAGTTATCGAACGTCTTAACACCACCGAGAACAAGTTGATTTTGATGGAAACAGATTTGGGAATGAACACTGAGTTTCGTATTAAATGGCCTCGAGGCGAGATGGGTAGCTTGCCAGCCGACTCAGAACAATTTATGATGATCGAGCATTTGGCTAGTGAACTAGAAAAACTAGCAGAAAATATAGAATCAGGAAATGCTCCACATGACCAGCAGCAGAAACTGGTTTTGGAGTTTTATGACAGGCGGCTTACAAAGATTGAGGACAATATAGAAAAGTTGACTAACAAATGATTGAGATGACGTTTGTTTTACTGTTGATGATTGGGGAAGAGCGTATTGAATATACGCCTTACAAGAATCTGTCTGAGTGTTTGAACATACGCCGTAAGATAAAACGTAATGTTGGGCATACGACTGACTTTGATAAGAAGTGGTCATGTAAGCAGCTGAAGGTTAGGCTTGAGGCTGGTGAGATTTTAGAAATCTTGGAGGACGAATGATACAAGCATTGATTGGACCAATCGCTAATTTAGCTGGCTCTTTTATGGAGTCTAAAATAGAGCAGACTAAAGCCAAAGGTAGAGTTGCTCAAGCTAAAGCAGAGGCAGAAGCAGAAGTTATGAAAGTAGCTGCCACCCACGAAGCAGGGTGGGAAAAAATTATGGCGCAAGCCTCTGACAATAGTTGGAAGGATGAGGCATGGACAATATTGTTTATTATCATTATAGCTATGTGTTTTATTCCGTTCACACAACCATATGTAGATGCAGGGTTTGCGGCCTTATCCCGCACACCTGAATGGTTTCAATGGGCGATGTACGCTTCTATTGGAGCAAGTTTTGGAATAAGGGGTATTAAAGGATTTAAAAAATGAGTTTATATAGGAACATAGCAAAGCGTAGAGCTAGTGGTAAGCCAATGCGTAAAGCTGGACAAAAAGGCGCACCATCAGCTGCTGATTTTAAAAATGCAGCTAAAACTGCTAAAAAACGTAAGAAAGTTCGTAAAACATAGATGTCTACCCTTTACATCCATGAAAAACTCCGTAATATAATCGTTGAACGAGAAAATATGATTACTGAACAACTAATACATGGTTCAGTAGATGATATTACTGCATTCAAGGAACTACGAGCTAGGCTTGTAGAACTTGCAACAATTAAACAGGAGCTTGACCTCCTGCTCAAAAGGATAGAACATGAGTAAAACTCTATTTGTTCCAGAGCGATATGCAAAAGTCGCTGCACAAAGTAATAAAAAAGCAACATCCCCTGAAAATATAACGGCAAAAGAAAAACTACCGCAGCCTTCTGGTTGGCGTATTTTGATTCTGCCTTACCGTGGAAAAGGTAAAACTGAGGGCGGTGTGTATCTACCAGATCAACATGTAGACCGTGAAGCGTTAGCTACTGTTTGTGGTTATGTGGTCAAAATGGGTCCTCTTGCATATAAAGACCCCAACAAATTTGGCAACCCGAATGACCCTAATGAAAATTGGAAACCGTGGTGTAAAGAAGGTGATTGGGTAATTTTTGGTCGTTATGCTGGTAGCAGATTTAAAATAGATGGTGGTGAGGTTCGTTTATTAAATGATGATGAAATACTAGCCACAATTAATAATCCTGAAGATATAATCCACACATAGGAGTGATTCTTATGCCCGAAGCTAAACAAGTTGAAGATGAAGTTGTAGAAGTGGAATTGGAAAATGACACAGAAGAAAACCAAGAAAGCAGCCAAGAAGCTGCCGAAGAAGAAAGCTCAGAAAAAGTCAGTGCGAGCGAAGAAACCTCAGACGAAGACCTTGAAGGTTACAGCGACAAAGTCAAAAAGCGCATTGAAAAACTCACCTACAAAATGCGTGAAGCTGAGCGACGTGAAAAAGCAGCTACTGAGTATGCTAGATCTGTTCAAGAGCAAAATGAGCAGCTTCAAAAACGCAGTTCTCAAATTGATGAATCGTATATAAGTGAGTACGATCAAAGAGTAACATCACAGGAAGATGTGCTCAAAAAACAACTTAGTGAGGCTATTAATGTTGGTGATGTTGATGCACAAATAGAAGCGCAAAAATCGATTGCTAAATTAGCAATTGAAACTGAGCGTTTAAACGTAGCTAAACAACAATTAGAGCAACGTAAAGCAGCTCCACAACAGCAACCACAAACAGCTCCGCAGCAACAGCCAAATAATCAGCCAGATCCGAAAGCTAGATCTTGGGCAGAACGTAATACTTGGTTCGGGCAAGATGAGCCTATGACACTTACGGCATTTAGCATACATAAAAAACTCATAGAGGAAGAATATTTTGATCCTTCCTCTGATGACTACTATGATGAGTTAGATAAACGTATGCGTGATGAATTTCCCCATAAATTTCAACAGGGAAGTAGATCAAATACTCGTGCTCCTGTAGCTGGTGCTTCAAGGTCATCAGGTAAGTCCACTAATAAAAAAATCAAATTAACACCTTCTCAGGTTGCAATCGCAGATAAATTAGGTGTATCTTATGAACAATATGCGAAGCAACTAGCTCGCTTACAATCGTGAAGGAATAGATCATGGATCGTACCCCACGCAATACTGCCACTCGAGAAAAAGAATCTCGCCGTAAACCTTGGACTCCTCCGTCTTCATTAGACGCACCACCACCCCCTGAAGGTTATACACATCGTTGGATCCGTGAATCCGTTATGGGTTTTGACGATAATAAAAACCTTGCAGCTCGCTTACGCGAAGGCTTTGAATTAGTTCGCGCCGAAGAGTATCCTGACTTTGCTGCTCCTACTGTACAAGATGGTAAACACGCTGGAGTTATCGGTGTCGGGGGACTCATTTTAGCAAGATTCCCTATAGAGTCAAAAGTCGAGCGTGATAATTTTTATCGCGAAAAAACAGCAGATCAAATGAAAGCTGTAGATAATGATCTTATGAGGGAACAACATAGTTCGATGCCGATACATAATGATCGGCAATCTCGTGTAACCTTCGGAGCTAAAGGTGGCTCCGATAATTAGAAGAGGACTGAATAATGGCTGGTACAAATCTTGATGCCCCATTTGGCTTGCGTCCATACAATCTTCTAGGTGGCGCAGCGAACTCCACAGGTTTGACGTCTTATCTCGTACAAGTTAATGGAACGGCTGGATCATCATCTGCTATTTATCAAGGCGATATGGTGATTCCTCTTACTAATGGACTTGTAGACGTGAGTGCGGCAGATGGTGGTAGTGTTGCTATCCTAGGCGTTATGGCCGGATGTCAATTTGTAAACACCGATGGTGAAACAGTGTTTACAAACAACTATCCCGGAACATCTTCTTTAAAATCTAATAGCGAGGCAAGGGTTTTTGTTTACGATAACCCTCACCAAGTTTATGAAGTTAAAGCTGATGCTTCGTTGACTAATATTGCTACAGCAACCGCGTTGATCCACTCTAATGCAGAGGGTGTCAACTTTGGATCACAGAATGGTTCTACTGGTATTTCTATCGGTGAAGTTTCTGTGTCTACTGCTGGCGCAACTACAGCAACGGATAACTTCCGTATTGTTGGTATTAAAGATCCATTTGATGAGATTGATGTTGCATCTGCTGGTGTAACATTACTTGTTAAACTGAATCTTCCATTCCATACTGCAACCACTGGTCTATAAGGAGTAATTAGATATGGCTATTGCAAGATCCCAACTCCTTAAAGAACTAGAGCCTGGACTAAACGCTCTGTTTGGTATGGAGTACGACCGTTACGAAAATGAACATGCTGAGATTTACGAATCAGAAAATTCAGATCGTGCGTTCGAAGAAGAGGTAATGCTCGCTGGCTTTGGTGCTGCACCCATCAAACAAGAAGGTGCTGCGGTATCATTTGATATGGCTAATGAGTCATTTACTGCTCGTTACACACATGAAACAATCGCACTCGCGTTTTCGATTACTGAAGAAGCCGTTGAGGATAACCTCTACGACAAGCTCAGCTCTCGTTACACTCGTGCATTGGCTCGTTCCATGGCTAACACTAAGCAAGTCAAGGCAGCAGCAACGCTGAATAATGCCTTTGATTCTAGCTTTACATTTGGCGATGGTAAGGAATTGTGTGCAACAGATCATCCAACCACTGCTGGTGGCAATTTCCGTAATGAGTTGTCAACTGCGGCTGACTTGAATGAAACGTCACTTGAGCAATCACTGATTGATATTTCAGCTTTCATTGACGAGCGTGGCTTAAAAATTGCGCTTCGTGGTATGAAAATGATTATCCCACCAGCATTGCAATTTGTGGCAGAGCGGTTGATGGCAAGTAATCTGCGTCCAGGATCAGCAGATAATGATGTCAATGCTGTCCGTAACATGGGTATGCTGCCTGAGGGTTATGTGGTCAACCACTTCCTAACCGATACAGACGCGTTCTTCATTAAAACGGATGCACCAAACGGCTTCAAGCATTTTGTTCGTACACCTATGCAAACTGCTATGGAAGGCGATTTTGATACAGGTAACGTGCGGTACAAAGCTCGTGAGCGTTATAGCTTCGGCGTATCTGACCCTCGTTGTGTATTTGGCTCTCCTGGAGCGTAACACAAAATATTCAAAAGGGCGGCTTGCGAGCCGCCCTTTTTTTGTTTATAGTTTTTGAATCCTGACAGCCACATTGGGTGGCTGACATTAGCCAAGACAGGAGATTGACATGGCTACTACTACCTTTTCGGGACCAGTCCGTTCAAAGGGCGGTTTTAATGTAATCAATGAAAGCAGCACAACTGGTGCAGTTACGCAAACAGGTTTTTCTGTTAATGCTACAGGCCAACTTATTTCTATGGGTACTCGCAAAATACAATCTTTTGCTGGCACTCTTGCTTCTACAAATGCAGCCGCAACTGCTTATGCAGATGGTGATTGTCTTGTAGAGTTAGGCACACTTAATGTAGACGCGCCAGATGATTTAGTAACACCAAGTAAAATATTTATTCATCGTGCATTAATTGGCATCACAACTGCCGCTGGTCAAACTCTTGCTGGAAACCTTGCTTTGAGTTCTACAAGCGGTACAGCCACTAATGCTGCTGTTTCAGGTACTGAAATTGTTGGTGCTGGTGTTACCTCTTTTAATGAGCAATTGAGCGCAACTCAATCTATTACTGAGATTGATGTAAACTTTAATGATACAGCAGGTAATTACCATATTTTCGTGCCAAACATTACGGCGGCTGTCGCAAATGTGCATCTATATGCAAGAGCCACAACTACTGTAAATGCTGATATTACGGCTGGCAGATTTACTGTGGAGCTAGAATACTCAGTTTACTAATAGGAGAATGTTATGGCTGATGCAGTCACTTCACAAACTTTAATAGATGGTGAACGCACCGCCGTATTAAAGTTTACTAACATCTCTGACGGCTCTGGAGAGAGTGCCGTAAAAAAAGTAGACGTAAGTGCATTATCTACCAGTGGTAATAAACAAACGTGTACGGGATGCTCAATAGAAAAAATCTGGTGGCAGTGCAATGGCATGAAAGTACAAATACTTTTTGATGCTTCATCGGATGTTATTGCTATTGAATTAGGCGAAAACCAAAGCGGATACCATGATTATAGTTCTTTTGGTGGGATAGCTAACAATGCTGGGGGTGGCAAAACAGGTGATATTATGTTCACAACTGTTGGTCATAGCTCTGCGGATAGTTACACTATTATACTACAAGTCCGTAAGGAATACGCATAATGGCTTCCACTAAAGATGTGAAACGCACACCCTCCGGTAAGTTGACTTATCGGGGGGAAACTTTTCCTGGATATAATAAACCCAAACGCACTCCAGGAGCTAAGAAAAAATCTGCGGTTTTAGCTAAAAAAGGTGACCAAATAAAGTTAGTGCGTTTTGGTGATCCTAATATGAGTATTAAGAAAGATCAACCAGCAAGACGTAAATCTTTTAGGGCTAGACATAATTGTGCTAGTGCTAAAGATAAGTTTAGTGCTCGATATTGGTCATGCAAGGCTTGGTAATGAAAGCAGATGATGTTTTAAAGTTGTTGGAAAAACACGAAGCAGATTGCACTGAGCGATATGCCCAAATACAAAAACAACTTGATAAATTAGATATGAGATTGTGGGGCATAGCGGTATTGATCATAGCTGCTGCGGCTGTGCCGAGGTTGATGTAATGGCAATGATGCGTGGCAATATGGCGAAACAAATCAAAAAAGCCCCTGCCAGCCGTAAGAAAAAGAAAAAACGTAAAATACCAGCTAAATACTTAGCTGGACTCAGTTCAGAAGATAAGGCTAAACGTCGTAAAGAAATACAACGTAATGCTCGTAAATCATCAAAGGATCCTTCAGCTTATGTTTTCCCAAGTGATACTAATAAGTCAGGAGTTAGAAGGAAAACAAAAGAATCTGTGCATACCAAAAAGTTCCGTAAGATGTTTGGAGGTAAAAAGAAATAGTTATGGCAAAAAAATTATCTGCAAAGCAAAAAAAGTTAGCGGCTTTTGCACCGCCACGAAACAAGATTACTCGTGCGGATATCATTACTGCGGCTAAAACAAAAGGAAAATCTAATGGCACTAAGCGCGGGAACAAAAAAGTCGCTCGCAAAAAAAGCTGAAGCGGCTCGCAAAAAAGGTAAAAAGGTTACGGCTGGACAACTCGCAAGAGTTTACAATAAAGGTCTAGCTGCATACAGAACAGGACATCGTCCTGGAGCAACACCTAGTCAGTGGGCAATGGCTAGGGTAAATAGTGTCTTGACTGGTGGCAAAGCAGCCAAGGTGGACGCACATATTTTTGGCAAAGGTAAAAAGCCCAAAAAGGAGGCTAAAAAGAAAAAATGAGTTTTTTAACAAGTAATGTCCCATACTTCAAATGTTGGGTAAGAAGGGAGTATACTTGCAATCACGAAGACTTCCATGGAGAGTTCCTTCATGCAATGGCAATAGCCGTAACGACTATGCCAAATAGGTGCTTGAGTTTTCAAGTTTTGTTCACTGGTTGTGAAAGCGATATAACTGGTGAAGAAAACGTTCATGGTGGTGCTATGTGGGCAAGGATGCCAATAACAGCTTTAGTCGGTGATACAGCGTTTGAGGGCTGGCCTGAGCCGATGGATGTATACCAAGCACAGCCTTGGGATTGTATGTCTCATACACACTCTGTGTATAGTTTAAACAGAGCACAGCCATGTCCGTGGCTTGCAAAAATAGAAGGGGAATTTTACCCAGCTAAATATTTTTTCACTGTTGACTATACAGATAGTGAAGTGGCAGATGATCCAGCTCAACACAAACAAAGCCATGTGTTAGAGTTGCTTGATGCTGGTAAATGGACAGGCAACATTGTGGCTTTGCCTAATAATCGTGTGAGGGTTACACATCCTGCTTGGTATGTAACAGGTGAGGGTGCTCCTAAGTTTAAGCCTTCACAACACATTCACTATTCAAAATCTGATTTAGACTATACAATGGATGTAAATCGGATCTTTGATAATCTTTATGCAGAAGAGGATGAAGAAGATGGCAAAAAAGATGAAGAAAAAAATGTACGCAAAAGGCGGCGCAGTAAAAAAGACCAAAATGGCTAAAGGCGGCGCAGTAAAAAAGACCAAAATGGCTAAAGGCGGTATGGTCAAAAAGACCAAAATGGCTAAAGGTGGTATGGTCAAAAAGCCTATGAAAATGTCCGTAGGCGGCATGGCAAAAGGTGGTTCTCGTAAAAAGAACGCTAATCCAAAACGTGTCGCAGGTCCGTATAGCTAATGGCAACTTCTGGGTCAACAGATTTCGAGCTTGATGTAAATGATTACATTGAGGAGGCTTTTGAACGCTGTGGCCTAGAAGTCCGCACTGGTTATGATGTGCGTACTGCTCGTAGATCTTTAAATCTTATGTTTGCTGACTGGGCAAATAGAGGTTTGAATAGATGGACTATAGATCAAAGCACTTTAACTTTATCTGCAAGTACCGCTGTTTATACTTTACCTACAGATACTGTTGATGTTTTAAGTGCTGTGATAAGAACAGGAACAGGCACAAGTCAATCGGATACACAAATCACTAGAATTAGTAGAGATGTGTATATAAACATACCGAGCAAAAACACAGAAGCACAGCCTTCACAGTGGTATGTTGATAGACAAATTGTTCCACAAATTAAAGTCTGGCCTACACCTGACAAAACGTACACGCTTGTTTATGATCGTTTAACTCGTATCGAAGACGCAGATGCCTCTGTGAACACACTTGATGTTCCATTTAGGTTTTACCCATGTTTGGCAGCAGGATTAGCCTATTACATAGCTATGAAAAAAGCACCAGAGCGTGTTCCTACACTCAAAGCTATGTATGATGAAGAGTTTGCTAGAGCAGCATATGAAGATGTAGATCGTGCAAATCTTAGTCTTGTACCGCGTAGAGATTACTATGGATTTGGTTGATGGCTTATGCATTAGGAAAATACTCTAACGGTATTTGTGATAGATGTGGGTTTAGATATCCATATCTTGATTTACGTGAGGAGTGGAATAATTTCAAAGTTTGCCCTGAGTGTTATGAGCCAAAAGCTAGGCAACTAGAACCTACACAAACAGGCTCAGATGCAGAAGCGTTGTTCCAACCAAGACCAGATGTCAAAGAAGATAATAATAAATTTATAGTTTATACCAATGTAGGATTAGGTATACTCGGCTCAGAATTAACTTCTTTTGAGGCGACAGCAAACGTCGGCACAGTTACAGTGAGCGTATCATGAGTTACACATATACCCAACTAAAAGATGCCATACAAAATTACACGGATAATAACGAGACTACATTTGTAGCTAATTTAGATCGTTTTATTAAAAATGCTGAGCAAAGAATTTTTACGACAGTAGATTTAGAGTTTTTTCGCAAAAACGCAAGCGGAGCTATGACTTCAGGCAATCAATTTTTAGCCACACCAACAGATTATCTAGCATCTTTTAGTTTATCTATAACAAACTCCGGTTCTAAATCTTTTTTGTTACAAAAAGATATGAATTATTTAGCAGAATCTTATCCGGACTCTACTGTAACAGGCGTTCCAAAATATTACGCTCATTACGATGTTACTAACTTTTTGATAGCTCCAACACCAAACTCTTCATATACAGTCGAAATAGCTTATTATCATAGACCAGCTAGCTTATCAGCTAGTAAATTTAATATTACTGTAAATAACGTAGTAGGTACGTTTGCTTTGGGAGATGTGATTACAGGAGCTACCAGTGGGCAAACCAGTGATATATCTACTTTAGTTTCAGCTACTGAATTTACGATCGGCATACCAACAGGGACATTTACTGTGGGTGAGACTGTTACAGGTAGTGTCAGTGGCGCGACTGGCATAGTTGCATCTACAAGTGCTGATACAACTACCACATGGTTGAGCGAAAATGCCACTAATGCTTTACTGTACGCATGTTTAGTAGAAGCGTATACATACATGAAGGGTGAGCCAGATTTATTACAACTTTATAACGGTCGGTTTGGTGAATCGTTAGGACGCATCAAAGATTTAGCAGAAGCTCGTGAAAACACAGATGCGTATAGAAAAGGGCTACCAAGTCAGGCAAGAACATGAAAATAGCTATCGTAGGTCTCGGTGGGAGCTACGCAGATTACATAGCCGCAAGGGTGGCTTCACAAGAATTTGACGAGGTCTGGGGTATAAATTGCATAGGGGCAATCATTCATGTGGATAAAACATTTATGATGGATCCCGTGTCTAGATTTTTAGACACAAACAATGCAGGAACTCAGACGGGGGTAGCTCGTCAATTTTTGAAAACAAATAAAAAACCTATACTAACATGTGCATTAGATAAAAGAGTAAAGCATCTAGAGCTTTTTCCTTTAAAAGAAGTAGCTTTGGAGCTTGGCTATTGTTATTTCAACAATACAGTTGCCTATGCAATGGCGTATGCAATATGGAAAAAAGTCAAACAAATTAGTTTGTACGGCATTGATTATACTTATAAAAATGTAAGCATGGCTGAATCAGGTAGAGCTTGTGTAGAGTTTTGGTGCGCCATAGCTGCTACCAAAGGCATAAAATTAGAAGTGGCACACAGATCTAGTTTATTAGATACAAATGTCCCAGATGATGAAAAACTGTATGGTTATCACAGATTAGATGACCCTTTAGTGCAAACTGTACAGAATGGTGGTTTGTTAATAACAAAACAATCTGAAATAAAACCACCGGAACCAGTCGATAATGAGCCAATAATATTTGGGAGACATGATAATGTTTGATTTAGGGGCAGGAAGTATTGGAGCAGTTAATGTTGTGACATCGGATAAAGGTGGTTTATCTAATGACCAAATAGCAGAAATGCTTGCTACTAAGTTAATTTATATTTCCAATGATGCTCCGGAGCCTATCCGCTTGCAAGCAGAAGCATTTAGAGATAGAGTAAGGAATCTTGCACAACACTATATAGAGTTGGCGAGAAAAGAAGAACGTGCTAGTATTTGCGACAAAGTTCGTGAGGCTGGTCAATTGGAACTGGCAAAAGCTATCGGGAGACTGTAATGGCAATCGCACAAGCAATGTGTACAGCGTTCAAACAAGAGTTGCTGCTAGGTACACACAATTTTGCAACAAATGGTAACGCATTTAAACTCGCTCTATACGCAGAAGGTAGTGGTGGTAAATCAAGCACTACAGCTACTTTAGGAGCTACAACCACAGCGTTTACTACTACTGGTGAGGTGGCTTCTAGTGGGACATATGCCACTGGTGGAGGCACGTTGACTAAAGTTGCACCAAGCACCTCAGGCACAACGGCACTTACTGATTTTGCTGATTTGAGTTTTACTACAGCTACAATTACAGCTATGGGTGCTTTAATCTACAATAGCACAAATAGTAATAAAGCGGTGGCTGTGTTGGATTTTAGCTCTAATAAAACATCTACATCTGGTACTTTTACTATACAGTTCCCTACAGCAGATGCGAGTAATGCCATTATACGAATAGCTTAATGGAGTAACACTGTGTCAAATATTACAGGATGGGGTAGAGGCACTTGGGGTCAGGGTACTTGGAGTAATCCTATACCTGTTGAAGTCACTGGTGTATCAGCCACAGCTACTTTAGGAACAGCCGCATCTGACACAGGCATAGTATTTGGTGTAACTGGTGTATCTTCTACAGCCAGTTTAAGTCAATTTAGTCCCGATATTATCACAAAAACTGTAACAGTAGTCAGTGGTAATCCTAGTAATCACCCATATTATAATGTTGGTTCTACTAATAAATACGCTATAAATGGTTCTACAGCCACAGCAGATGTCACTCTAGATTTAGTAGAAGGCAATACTTATAAGTTTGATCAAAGTGATTCATCTAACTCAGGACACCCATTAAGATTTAGCACAACGGCAAATGGCACACATGGCGGTGGTTCTCAGTACACCACTGGTGTGACAACAAACGGCACTCCAGGAAGTTCCGGAGCATATACTCAAATTACAGTTGCCGTGGGTGCGCCTACTTTATATTATTATTGCACAAATCATAGTGCTATGGGTTGGCAAGCAAACACCCCGAGCATTTTAGAGTTTGCACAAGTGCCTACAGGAGTGGTAGGTACAACGGCAGTAGGAAACGTCTCCCTTTTTGCAGGGACAATAATACAGCCCACAGGCGTGGCTGCAACAGGAGCGGCTGGTACAGGGACAAGCGCACCTATCGCTTCTATAGGGGTTTCCCCCACTGGTGTATCAGCAACAGGGCGAGTTGGAGAGGAAATTCTTTATAGAGAAATTATTCCAACACAAGTGCCAAACTGGACAACTATAGCAGCGTAAGGACGGAAAAATGGCGAGTACCTATGTAAACGATCTTAGACTTAATGAGCTGGGTACTGGCGATGGTTCTGGTACTTGGGGAACTACAACTAATACTAACCTTGAACTGATTGCAGAAGCATTTGGTTTCGGCACAGAAGCTATAACTACCAATGCAGATACACACTCAAGTGTGGTTGCAGATGGGGCTGCTGATCCTGTCCGAAATATGTATATAAAATACACAGGTGCGTTAGACTCAAATTGCACTATCACTATTACTCCAAATACTATGAGTCGTGTGCATTTGATTGAAAATGCCACCACCGATAGCGGCAGCTCTGGTCCGTACAGTATTATAATAAGCCAAGGTTCGGGTGCAAATGTGACTATACCGAACGGTCAAGTAGCTATGGTTTATCTTGACGGTGCTGGTAGTGGTGCGGCAGTTGTAAATGCTCTTACTAATCCTCTGCTTGCAGGTGATATAACATCAAGTGGCACATTAGGTGCTACAGGCGATACTTCCTCGGGTGATACAGCAGCAATAGGATTTACAGCAAGCGAAGGTATAATTATTACAGGTCAAGGTAGCACTAATGATGTGACTATCAAAAATGATGCTGATACTGAAGTTATAGGAATACCAACAGGTACAACCAATGTGAATATTGTTGGGGTTGCCACAGCCGCAACATTTGAGCCTGATGGTGACACATCTAGTGGCGATAATGCTGCTATCGGTTTTACTGCTGCGGAAGGTATAATCATAACTGGACAAGGCAGCACTAATGATGTAACTATCAAAAATGATGCTGACCAAGATGTGTTAGAAATACCTACAGGCACACAAAATGTGACCATACAGGGTAAACTAAGTGTAGCTGGAGATACAGCAGCGGGAGACTCGGCTGCCATAGGTTCTACAGCAGCAGAAGGTTTGATACTTACAGGCCAAGGTTCTACTTCCGATGTAACAATCAAAAATGACGCTGATGCAACTGTTGCTTCAATAGCCACAGGAACAACTATTTTTACGATATCTGATGATATTGCAGTTACAGGCCGAGCAGTTGGTAGCCAAGATGCTGATCAAGCAAGCTCTGGTGATGGTGGTACAATCACCATGAATTTAGCAGATCACAATAACTTTGAAGTAAGTATAGGCCATACCACCACATTGACTTTTAGCAATCAAACTGTAGGGCAAACAGGGTGTATTTTCTTAGATAAAACTAGCTCAAGTGCCGTGAGTTTTAATACGATAATAGCTATAAACGCATCTTCACAAGCAGCCTTATCTACTTCTGGGGTTTATCTTTTAACATATATGGTAAAGGCTGCGTCAGGCACAGGAAGCATTTTAGTTTCTGTATCAGGTGCGCTGACCGCAGACGGATAGGGGTAGTTACGCATGAGTCTATTACATGGAGTAGGTTCAGGTCTTGGTGGGTCAGGCGATTCTGGAGGTGCGCTAGGTTCGTTTTATAGTACAACTATAGGTCAGTCTTTGCGTATGAACAAAGCTGACAGCCCTAGATTGATAGATTCATCCGTTTCAAGTGACGGTAATAGAAGAAAGTTTACCTTTTCTTTTTGGATTAAATTTGCCAAAGCCACAGAACTTTATGATGTTGTTATTGGTGCTGGCGGTTCAGCTTCTTATCCAAGTGCTATGATAGGTTTTCATAACCAACGGCTCACTTATAAAGATTACAGACACCCAAGTTATACGAGTGATGTGATTACTACGGCTAAATTTCGTGATGTGTCTTCTTGGTATCATTTTGTAGTCGCTGTTGACACTGAGCAAAGCACCGCAGCCAATAGGGTGAAAATGTATGTAAATGGAACTCAGTTAACAGATTTTGATACAGCTTCATACCCTAGCGAAGATTATGACACTTTGTTTCAAGACTCAACATCTGGAAATGAACCCTTAATAGGTTTTACTCCGGGATTTGATTACATGGATGGCTACTTAGCCGACATTTACAATGTTGATAATGCACAGCTTGCACCGACTGAATTCGGGGAGACAAAGGACGGGGTGTGGATTCCAAAAGAATATTCTGGTAGCTTTGGTACAACGGGCTATCACCTTACTTTTTCTGATAGTTCTTCTATTGGTGCTGATTCATCAGGAAACTCTCACTCGTTTGATACAGTTACAAATTTAGCCGCAACCGATGTTGTGAAAGATAGCCCGACTAATAATTTCCCAACGATGAATAATTTAGTCACTGTTGGCAAGGGTCAGTCTATTTTTGGGGCTTTTACTGAAGGTGCTTTAAAAGTTAGAAATACAGCCAGTAATTACTCTCAAGCAATAGCAACTCAGGGTGTTACGACAGGAAAATACTATTATGAGTGTTATATTACTGAGGCTGGGTATCCATCTTGGATGATCGGTTGGATGGTTGCTGGCATGAATGGACTTAGAAATGTTGAGTTCCCAACTAATGCTGGCGCGGCTGATGCAGAACAAGCCTCATTCACAGGTTTTGGTTATTTTACAAGTAGCAATCTTTATATCTCTGATTGGGGAGACACAAGTAATGGTATAGCCACACAACAGTTTGCACACAGTGGCGCACATAGTGCTGGAGATGCTCCAACAACAGGAGATATAATTGGTGTTGCCGCAGATTTTGATAATAGAAAACTTTATTGGCACATTAATGGTGAATACATAAATTCAGGATCAGGCACAAGTAACCCGTCAACAGGCGCAAATGCAAACTCTACATACACTGCATCTGAAGCACCTGATGCTAATCATAAGTTTCCGTGGTTAATGGGTTATGGCACATCCTCATTTGTTTTTAATTTTGGTCAAGATGATAGTTTTGCTGGAAATAAAACAAGTGGGTCTGCGGCTGCTTCAGATGGTGATGGTAATGGTGAGTTTTATTATGCCGTGCCAACAGGGTTTAAGGCTCTTTGCACTTCCAATTTTCCAGACGTAACAATCGGTCCCGGACAAAGCACTTTAGCGTCTGACGTTTTTGGCACAGTGCTTTACAGTGGCAACAGTGGAACAAATGCCATTACAGGGCTTGGTTTCCAACCTGATTGGGTTTGGGTGAAAAGTAGAACTAATACCTATAATCACGAATCATATGACAGTGTTAGAGGAGTAAACAAAAGAATTTACCCAGACTCTCCAAATGCTGAAGATACGGGTTCATTATCAGCATTTGGCAGTGATGGTTTTACCCACACAAGCGGATCAATAGGCGGCAACGCAAGCGGTCAGACATATGTCGGGTGGTGTTGGAAAGCTGGTACATCGTTTAGCAATGACGCATCTTCAACAAGTGTAGGTAATGTTGATAGTGCAGGGTCAGTAAATCAAGCAGCAGGATTTGGTATTATAGGATACACTGGTGTTGGTCAAAGTGAGATGGATATTGCTCATGGGTTGGGGACTACACCAGAATTAATCTGGTTAAAAGACAGGGATACCAATTCTAACAACAACCAGTTTCATGGTTGGCATAAAGATATTAGCACTGATTATATTTATCTTAGTGGCTCTGGAGCATCAGCTACTGAAGGTGATGGTTATGGCACGTTCAAGTCCGCGCACACTGATGCACTCGTAAAATTTCGCACTAACGGCTCTGCTAACACTATGACCGAAAGTGGTGATAAATATATAATGTACCTATTCTTTTCTGTTGAGGGCTACAGTATGGTAGGAACTCATAAGGGAAATGGGGCGGATGATGGAACCTACGTCTACACAGGATTTAGACCTGCTTACGTTATAATCAAAAACGTAGATTCTTCTGGTTCTTGGATCATTTTTGATAGTACTAGAGAAGGGGGTGTTCACAACATTGTTAATGACCACCTGATGGCAGATACTACGGCAGATGAAGGAACTGATAACGATATAGATTTTTTAAGTAATGGATTTAAATGTAGACGTGCATCTGCATCTTTTAATACCGCCCATCAATTTATCTTTTTAGCCATTGCAGATTTGCCATTCAAATTTGCGAACGCGAGATAGGAGAATATAAAATGCCGTGGAAACTCAATGGTAATATCGTTGATGAGGGTCGTGCTTGGGTTCATAATAACATCCAACACCCAAAAACCTGGATGCGATATAGCGATGATTTGAAAAAACAATATGGTTTAACATGGGAAGACCCACCAGCATCATTCGCTCCGTATGATGGTAAATTTTATCATGGTAGACAGAGTGATGGTACGTTAATACCTAAAAGCCTTACAGATATAAATGTGGTTGATGACGATGGAAAAGCTGTTAATGACCCCAAGACTGGTCAGCAAATGGTTCAGCTTGGTCTTAAATCTATTTGGGTCGCACAGACAAAAGAAACGGCAAATAGTAAATTGGCAGTTCATGATTGGTATATTACTCGTAAAGCGGAAAAGTCTACAGCCATACCTAGTTCAGTCACTACATATAGAGATGCCGTTCGCACTAAATGTGGAGAAATAGAAACAGCTTTAAATGGTGCATCAGATTTAGCGGCATTTATGGCTTTGTTTCAAGATGAGCATAATGCAGATGGTACGTTAAAAACTATTGCAAAAATTAATGATTGGCCTGATGAGATTTAAACTGTGCCTTTAACAAAACTACAATTCCGTCCTGGGATCAATAGAGATATAACATCTTTTTCTAATGAAGGTGGTTGGGTTGATTGTGATCGAGTGCGGTTTCGTTTGGGTTATCCTGAAATTATAGGTGGCTGGGAAAAGTATACTGATGAAACATATCTTGGCACAGCTAGGGGTTTATTTAATTGGGCTGCTTTAGATGGCAGTAATTTACTAGGGTTAGGCACGGAAGTCAAATACTATATAGAAGAAGGCCAACAATTTTATGATGTAACCCCTATTAGAAAAACTTCCACAAACAGTATCACATTTGCTGCTACAAATGGTAGCTCTACAATAACAGCTACAGATAGTAATCATGGGGCGGTGGTAGCTGATTTTGTAACAATATCAGGAGCTGTTAGTTTAGGTGGAAATGTTACAGCAGCCGTGTTAAATCAAGAATATCAGATAACAAGTATCCCTACCGCTAATACTTATACATTTGAAGCCAAAGATACATCAGGCGCAACAGTTACAGCAAATGCTAGTGATAGTGGGAATGGTGGTTCTGGAGTTGATGGTGTTTATCAAATTAATTCAGGCCTAGCAAATGGAGTCGGTGGCACAGGTTGGGGTGCGGGAACATGGGGCAGAGGTACTTGGGGATCTGCTGCTACTGTAGGCGTAACAACACAATTAAGGTTGTGGAGTCATGATAATTTTGGTGAAAACTTAATTATTAATCCGCGTGATGGTGCTATATATTACTGGATCAAAGGTGATGGTTTTTCAACAAGAGCAGTTGAAATTGGTGCAATAGGTGGGGCTAATGAAACTCCTATCATAGCAAAACAAATATTAGTCTCAGATGTTGATAGACATGTAATTGCATTTGGGACAAATCCTGTGGGTAGTTCTACACAAGACCCTCTTTTAATACGTTTTTCAGACCAAGAAAATGTTCTTGATTGGGAACCAACTGCAACTAATACTGCTGGCGACTTACGCATAGGCACAGGTTCACAATTTGTAAAAGCTATAGAAACTAAACGTGAAATAGTTATTTTCACAAATAGTTCCATACACTCTATGCAGTTTATTGGTAGTCCGTTTACTTTTGGTATACAACCTCTTGCTTCTAATATTACCATCATGGGTCCAAATGCAGCAGTTGCTGTAGAAGATGCTGTGTTTTGGATGGGAAAACAAAACTTTTATCTGTATGATGGTAAAACACAACAATTACCATGTAGTGTAACTGAGCATGTGTTTTTTGATTTTGATTTTGATCAGTTTGAAAAAGTGTACGCTGGTATTATATCAGAGTTTAGTGAAGTTATTTGGTTTTATCCTTCTAATACAAACTCATTAGCTAATGGTGGGACAGGTGAAAATGATAGATATGTCATTTACAATTACTCAGAAAACATTTGGTATTATGGTGATTTAGGCAGAACAGCATTTATTGATAGAGGTATAAGAGATTTTCCAATAGGGGCAGCAGACAATTACCTATACAACCATGAGTCGGGGTATACAGATGATGGCGCAGCATTAGTAGCAAGTATTGAATCTAGCCCGATTGATATGGGTGAGGGCGATCAATTTACTTTTATACGCAGAATTATACCTGATTTTACATTCATAGGTTCTACTAATACAGACCCTACTGTAAATGTCACATTGCAATCCAATAATTTTCCGGGAGGTAATTATTTGCAAAGTGAGGTAGCGCAAGTAGATAGAACAGCTACTTCTACAACAGTGCCTTTTGAAAAATTTACAGATAAAGCTGATGTTAGGTTAAGAGGTAGAGCATTTAGTATAAAAGTAGACTCATCATCTGTAGGTACAAGATGGCGGTTAGGTAGCCCACGAGTTGATATGAGACAAGATGGGAGAAGGTAATGGCTACTAATGTTACACCTTTTCCTAGATTACCGACTCCTGGGAAACAAATAGATGAAAAATATATAACAGATTTAATCAGAGCATTAGAAATATTTTTGCGGCAAATGCAAAATCCTCAGCTTAATTTTCAAGAGGTTCCTACAAGTGGTAATAATAATTTGTTAGAACAAGGGGATATTTATATAGCCGATGGTGGGTTTTTGAAAATAATTGGAAAAACAGAAATATTTAGTGGTAGTTTTGAAGCCACTGGTTCTTTAGGAAGTGTAACAGTATCTGTTTCATAAGGTTGCATAGTGCGGATATTAGGTTTATGATGCAAGCAGCAAGTTTCAGGATTAGCTACCCTGCATCTCATTTTATAAGGAAAGTAAGATGCAAGGTATAGCCACTTTACCCTACGAAGTACAAATGAGACCGATGATCCCTGTCGGTGGTTTAGAAACAATGCAATCAGCCGCAAAAATGTTGGCTGATTTTGGCCGTGAGGGTGATACATATATTGTACATGCTGCTGAGGGTGAAACAGTTATACCACTTGAGGTATTAGAAGCTAACCCTCGCATGAAGCATATGCTTTTCCAACAAATGGAAGATATGGGATTAGAGCCTGAGCGTTATGTAGTTGGCAGTGAGTTTAACAGTTTAAATCCTGTAACTGGTCAGCCTGAGTTTTTCTTTAAAAAGCTGTTCAGAGGCATTAAGAAGATTGCTAAAAAGGTAGCCCCTGCCGTCTTACCTATAGCGTTGTCCTTTATTGCTGGTCCAATATATGGTGCAGCATTAGGCTCTGGTATTACTACTTTATTACAAGGTGGCAATATAAAAGATGCTGCTAAATCTGCGTTGATATCAGGTGGTCTTGGTGCATTAGGTGCTGGCATTGGTAGTAAAGTAGGTGGTGGTGGATTTTTTGAGGGTATCCAAAAAGCTGCATTTAATCCTTTAGAAGCAGCAGCCGCACAAAGAGAAGCATTTAGTAGTATGTTTGATAGGTTTAAAACACCACAAATGACCGACGCGCAATTAACAGATAGTAATGTGATAGGTCCCACATCAACACCCACAACAACAGGTGCGGAACCTATATCTGATAGGGTAGCCAGTATCCCAGAAGTCGGTTCTGGTAGTGGCACTTCTGAAGTAATAACATCAAGTACTCCAGAAAAAACCTTTATTGAGAAGTACATATATGATCCAAAACCAGCACAATTTGATGCTGCTTCAGGGCAAATTACTGGTGAAGGTACATTAGAGGGTATATTTAGCCCTAGTAGAAGTAGTCTAGACCCTGTACTTGCTGGTTCAGAAGCTGGTGCTCAAGCAGCAAGTACAATAGCAGAAACGAATAAAGCATTAGCCGCAGCAGGTCAACCAGCATTAAGTAAGCAAGCAGCTCAAAACTTAGTAACAGATGCTGTAACAAAAGCTAGCACCGCAGCTACTGATGCTGGTTTCTTTACAGCGTATGGTCCTGCTTTAGGTGCAGCAGGAACTGCTGCAGGAGCCTATGGTATCGCACAATTATTTCCTGATGATAACCCTGATGATGAAGATCAAGATGGATATCATGATACAACAGGTGTGATGCTTTATAAAGACCAGCCAGAAAAATATGGTTATGGCAGGGATTTTTACGGTGATAACCCTTATTACCAAGATTCTACTTTTACTCCTGGAGCATTGTTTGCTAGAGGCGGTGGTGAAATAAATGGTCCAGGAACCTCTACCAGTGATTCTATACCAGCTATGTTGAGTGATGGTGAATTTGTTATGAATGCAAAAGCTGTTCGTGGCGCAGGTGATGGCGACCGTAGAGCTGGTGCAAAACGCATGTATGATATGATGCGTAAGTTTGAAAGGATGGCATAATGGCTGTCGAAGAGGTAATTACCAGAGAAGCTCCTGATATTGAAGCCTATAAAATTGGGCTTATGGAGCAAGCTAAAGCTCTGACTTCAGCACCGCCCACAGGTGGTCTTCCTGGAATAACATCACAAGGTATGACGCAAGCAGGGCAAGATGCGCTTACTGCTGCTCAAACAGGATTAGGGGCATATCAACCTTATTTACAGGCTGGCTCAACTACTATGGGTGCAGCATTACCTACTTTTCAGGCTGGACAAGCAGCCCTAGGACAAGCACAAGCGACTTATGGTATGGGTACAGGTGCGCCAACACAGGCGCAAATGGATGCCTATATGAATCCGTATCAGCAAGCTATACAAGATGAAATTAATCGTTCTTTTGATCAACAATCAGCACAAGCTGGTTTGACTGCTGCAGGAGCTGGTGCATTTGGTGGTAGTAGAGGTGCAATACAACAAGCTGAAATAGGTCGTAATCGTGCTCAGGCGTTAGCTCAATCACAAGCGCAAAACTTTTTGCAAGCTCAGCAAGCTGCACAAAATGAAATGCAACGTTCATTACAAGCTGCTCAAGGGTTAGGCCAATTAGGGGCAACACAAGGACAGTTAGCACAAGGCATTGGTGCATTAGGATTACAACAGGCTGGTCTGGGCGAGCTTGCTACTAAACTTAATATTGCAGATACGGCTAATCTGGCGGCACTTGGTGAACAAGAGCGTGGTATATTGCAAGCACAAGATGAAGCGGCAAGACAAACACAAATGCAACAAATCTATGAACCATATCAACGACTTGGTTTCTACAGTGATATATTGCGTGGTGCTCCAACAAGTCAATCTGTTATTACGACAGGTGCGGCTCCACAGCCTAGTGTTTTAAATCAATTATTAGGTGCTGGTATTGGTGGTCTTAGCCTATATGGTGCAGCACAGAAGGCATTTAGTTAATGGCTGGTCCAGGCGAAGTACAAGATCCAAGACTTAGAGCTCTGTTACTCGGTGGAGGGACAGCGGTAGGTGCTGCGCCATTTGTAGCGAGCGCAATAAAAGGGTCGCTTGATAAAAAATCAAAAGCAAATGAGTTAGCAAATAGGCAAGCTGCTAGAAAAGCAAAATTAGATGCTAGGTTTGGACAAGCAACTCCAGCGGCAGGGCGTGGTGGTTTATCAACTTTGGGACGTTTTGCTGGTCCAGCAGGAGCTGTTGCTGGTATGGTTGTGCCTTCAGGTAATATGGCAGGTCCGGAGGCTACGATGTTACGACCTAATGAAACCTATAGTGATCCTGTACTACAAAGAACTATGTTTAGTGGTCAAGCACCTAAAGCAGATGGACAAGGTATAACATCTGGACTTGAAACATCACCAGAACAAGAAGCCCAAATGGAAGAAGTTATGGGTGATATGTCAGGTATGATGCAAAGTATGGCTGAGGGTATTGATAATGCTAGTGATTATGCTGGTATTATGAATGCTATCCGTGGTGATGAACAAAGTATAGACCAGCGTCGTGGTGAGTTAGCACAATTGATTGGTAAATCAGATGCTGAAAAAACACCTGAATCTGCGCTTACACTTATACAGCCCTCGCTTACTTTACTAGAAGCCACTGACCAAGGCTCTCCAGATGCCCCTGAACCTGTTATGGATGAGGATATATTATCTGCATTAGGTAAAGCTGGTGAGCAAGGTGAGGCTTTGGCTCGTATGGAGATGGGTGAGCAACCTGTAAAAATGTTTAAGGGTGGCTTACAAAATGATGCACAAGCTGCAATGTCTTTCCCAGGAGACCCTGTAGCATTTGCGCCCACACAAACTGGGACGAGTCAACAACAATTATTAAGTGCTCTAGTACAAGGCTTACCACAACCTAAAACATCTGCTGAATTGCTACCTCAGTATCAAGAACTTTATAAAGATTCAGCAAAAGCATATGAGTTAAACCCATACATAGCAGGTCTTAATCTTGCTGCTGCTGTTGCTAATGCACCTGAAGGGGAATTAATTAGCTCTATTTTAGCACCTGAAACAATAAAAGCAGTAAGTGATCCTATCTTGCAGATGGCACAAGCTAGAGGTCAGGGTGATCTATTAGCTAAGAAAGCTGCGATGGAACGTGCAGCTACAGAATCATCTGATTATAAGAAATCTATTCAAGCGTACACCACAGCCGCTATACCGAAAATGTTTGAAAAGGGTAAAATAACCACACAGACAATAGGTAATCAAGTAGTTGTTATTGATGAAGATGCATTAAGGGCTGCTAATGCTGCTGGTACGAAATATCAACCTCTTACTGTAGATGGGAAACTCGCCCCTAATTTCCAAGTCACTAGACTTAGTGATACTCAATGGGTAACAACAGATAAGAATACTGGTGCAAGCACAGTAGGTGGTGACCAAAAAACAACTTGGAAAGAAATAACAACTCAGGATGGTGATATTATTTTTGTAGATGCAAATCGCCCATCAAATTATCAAGTAATAAGTGAGGGCGGTGGACAAATACTTGGCGATGCTAAAGATGGATTTTTCCGTCTCAAAGACGGTGTAATATCACAAGTAAATGTAGCTGGATATACACCTCCTGGAGACCTGACAGAAAGAATGAAGGAAGCGCGAAGGTTTGGTGAGTTGCAAGCGGCGGCAAAAGCTGGAACAATGACTATAGCAGAAACAGGTGAATTAGAGGTGCTTACAAAAGCCCTCATACCAGCGGAAGATAAAACAGAATTTGAAGCTGCTGTTGATCAATACATAACAGGCTATAAAACAAGTATAATTGATGCTATGGGCGAAGGCACAGATGAAGCCTACGCTACTGCTAGAGCTAATGAAGTACGACAACTTATGTTGTATGAGTATATACAAGCTAAAACAACGAAACCTGGAGGACAATACGATCCAGAGCAGAGCCTGAAAAAAGCTGCATCCACATCATTACTCAAAGCTATAGATGGTGTAAATGAAACAGCACAGGTAGCCGCAAATCTTGCAAGTCAAGCACAGGTTGTAGCAGAATTAAGTGGTGATCAAGGATTCCGTGGTGGTCAACTTGGTTCTGCAAGATTGACAGTGCTTAATTTAGCTAAAGAGATGGGTATAGAAAACCTTCTTGAGAAACAATTAGGTATTGATGATGGAACATTAGAAGACTTCTTTGGTGGCAATCCTGATGTGGGTAGAGTGCAAGAAGCACTTGGTGAGGCAATGGTTGTATCAATGGCTGGTGCATTCCCAGGAAACCTCAATCAAACAGAAATTGATATTCTTAAATCAGCTGCGTTGGGTATCGGTAAAACTCCAGGAGCGAATAAACTATTAGCAGATACCTTAACGGCTATATCAGAAAGACAAACTAAAGTTGCACAAGAATTGAATACCTTTATTTCAGGTAAACGTGAGGGCGGTGCAGATTCATTTGAGCTTAAATTAGCTTATGATATTGAGAAGTCAAAGTTAGATGCTAAGTATGCAGATCCTGAAACAAATTCAGTATTGCAAAATTTGAGAGAACGTGCAGATGCTTTATCCGACCGCACTGATGATATATCTGGATTAGCAGGTACTTACCCTGATACTGCTGCGTTAGAAGCAGATTATCAAAATCTCATGAATAGATATCCTAATATTTTCCCTACTTTGCCTGCTCGTGGTCCAAATAGACAAGCAGCTCTGGAACGAGCTTTAGATTTCATAGGTCGATAAATGAGTTTAGATTTTACTGATATTGGTGGTGGGAAAGCTGGTGGTACAAGTCTGGACTTTTCTGATTTGCAACCTCCTACAACTCCTGGAGGTGTGTCATTAACACCCATCACAGTGCAAGATACATTTACAGAGCCAGACCCAACAGTAGACAGACAAGCTGCTGAAGACGATTTTGCAGCAGGGGTAAATTTAGTTAATGATTTAGAAGCTAATGGTTTTATTTTGCCCGCGCCCGATGCTCCTCTTTCATTATCTTTATCTGATATGCTTTCACAAGAAACAATTAATGCTGCCGAACAAGCATCTGTATTAGATGCAGAGCGTGTAGAAAATGTATTATTTGATTTAGTGCCAGATTACCAAGGTTCTAATGTTGATCCTAAAGTATTAAGTTTTGGGGATAGGGATAGTTTATCCCGTATGCCGAGATTTGAGCAAAGACAAAGTTATTTCAAAAATAAATTTCCTAGAGGAGAGCTGTTCAGAGTGGATACAGGTGATGGCAACCTTGTAGAAATGTACAAAACATCACCAAATGGTAAAGCATATCGTGTATCTGATGATGTATTTTCTTTTGCTGATATTGGTGGTGGCACAGGAGCTTTTGCTAATTTCACTACTGCAGGATCAGTTCTAGGTTCTATTTACAGTCCTTTTTTAGGAACTCTAAGCGGAGCTTATGTAGGTAATACTATAGATGATGCGATTGCTAATTTTTTAGCTACCCCTGATGGCGAATATTTTAGTGATGAAAAAGACTTTAAAATGAAGTTTTTATCGGGTGACCGCGTAGCTTTATCACTTATCGATGCAACACTAACCAAAGTTCTCCCAGGAGCTGGACGCGCTGGTAAACATATGGTGAAGCAAGGTCTGTCATCTCTTGAGCGTAGATTCGCTAAAGAAGGTGAAGGCCTTATTTTTGAAGGACAGCCAAACACAAGTCTATTGTATGAGCTTGGTGTTTTTAGCACAGTGCCAAAAGCGGTTGATGCACAAAAAGCAGCACAAACCATAGCAAGAGAGACAGGCGTTAAACTCCCTGCTTTAAATATATCACAATTAAGCAGCAGTCAAGTCATGCGAGGCATTGCAAGTCAAGTATCGGGTACTGCTGATACTTTGCCTAAAAATTTATCTAATCAACAATCAAAACTTTTACAAGCCTTAAATGCAAAAGTGCAAAAACTAGGCGGTAATTATGAACAATTAAGTCAAGATGAACTTTACAACTATATTGCGCTGACAAACAAACAGTTAGCAGATGATGTTTTTAATGCATTTAGATTAAACTCAGGTGGAAAAGATTTATTGCCTGAGATAGATGATGCGGCTGCTGCTTTAAGTGCAAGTGCAAGAAAATTTGATGATGGTATAAAAAATGCTATAGACCGTAAATATACAGAAGCCTTCACAGTTGCAGGAATAGATGATGTTGTATTTGATATATCTGATCTTGTAGCAGAAGCACAACGTGTAAAAGCTGGCATACCTATTACTAAACAACCAGCAGGAGGTCGTACAGCAACAGGTAAAGCTCTAGATAAAGATAAAAAATTTGCACCTGAACAAACTGTCCGCACCAGAGATTTTGGTGGTGACCTAGCTAATATCACTAATAAACTTATAAATGTTTTTGATCCTAAAATAAAAAATCTTAAAGCTGTAAAAGGTTCTGGTGAGCCAGAACTAATAAGTTCTTTTAGGCAGTTAAAAGATATACGCGATCAATTAAGTGATTTAATAAATGATGGTGCTGGGGGTGAGGCTTCTAAGGGTGCTACAGACCTTATTAAACAGATAGACAATTTAATACTTAACGGTATTGAAAATGGAAAAGTTACAGGTGGCTCTGACGCATGGCGAAAAGCATACACAGAAGCAGGTGAACTTGTTAAACAACGTATAGATGCTAAAAATTTTACAAGAGTGGGTCAGCTATTTGGTAGGAAAGGCGAAGTCACTCCTGTTGAAGTTGCACAAAATCTATTAGATGGCAGTATTACTTTTGAGACATTAGGCATAATTAAACGTATGGCTAATACCTCTGCTTTGAACGCAACAGAAAAAGAAGCTGGTCAGGCTTTTATAAAAAATATTGGTGATACTTTTGCGAGTTTACTGATTCATAATCCTGATGAGGGATTTAAACGCATATCTGATTTGAAAAAACGTGATTTACGACTGTTCAATACTTTATTTGATAAGCCCACTAAAGATGCTTTAAATGCTTGGGAAATAACTGGAAAGCGATTGGCTAGTGATCCTGTCCAAGCAGGAATGGACGGTTTCACAACGAACGGTGCTACCGCAAAAATCTATGTTGCTGCTCAATACGCTAAAGGTCAAGATGCAGCCGTGGCAAAATTCATTAATGCTAATGGCGGTGTGAGTGGAGATAGAGCAAAACAAATAAGAGCTGCTATTTTAGATGATATTGTTGAAAAAGTTTCCCAAGTACAAAGAGAGGGGGCAGCAAAATCTTTTAGTGAAACTGTAATTAACCCCATACAACTAGCAGAAGAGATGAGAAAGTTTCAGACTTTCCAAGGGGAATACAGAGCTTTTAAACCTTTATTTGGTGAGGTTGATCAAGCTGGTAATTTTGTAAATAAACAAATCAAACAAAATGATGATATGACTTTTACTGGCACATCTGAATTAGATATGTTGCAAAATTTTAAAATTTATGCTGCATTTTTAGGGAATACACCCGACATTGGCGGTGCGTTTTCAACAGGTAATATCCGTGCTTCGTTGTTAGATGTAGGTACGGCAAAATCGGTTGGTGCTCTAAAACATTTATTTACTAATAAATATATATCAAAAGTATTTGCCGCAGAACCCTCAGTTGAACAGCTTGAAAGAGCTATAAAAATTAAAAGTGGCGCGGGAGGAGTTAGGGCAAGCATCGCTTTATTAGAAAATATGTTAGATACTTTAAATTTTGAAGTAGATTTAGTGCCGCCAGATATTACTGCACCAAAAGTCGCACCAGGACAAGAAACTCCTACAGAGGAACGTGAGCGCACTGGTACAGTAGATATGGGTCCTATGGCATCATTATCACCTACTTTGCCACAGATACAACCATCACCAAGCCCATCAGCAGGGACAGGCATTACTAATTTTGCTAATTTATTCCCACAAGATGAGTTGGGGGGTGCTATAGCAAATCGTCGTAACCAAGGTATCCGAGGTTTAGTGTAATGGATCTTGCAGTATTACGAGAACAAATAGAAGCAGATGAGGGGTGTAAGTATGAAATATACTTGGATCATTTGGGTCTGCCTACTTTTGGGATTGGTCACTTGGTCACTGAAGCTGACGAAGAATATAACCAACCAGTCGGAACAACTATCACAGCAGATAGAGTCGCAGAGTGCTTTAATAAAGACGTTGGAACAGTCCTCGAAGACTGTGAAAAATTGTACGCCGACTTTGATTCCTTACCAGAAGAAGTGCAACTAATAATAGCAAATATGATGTTCAATATGGGCTATCCGCGTTTGAGTAAATTCAAAGGCATGAAAGCTGGTGTCGATGCACGTGATTGGCAACAGGCAGCAGATGAGATGGTCGATTCTAAATGGTACAGACAAGTAACTAATCGTGCAGAACGGTTGGTCTCCCGTATGCGGGAGGTCTGATATGGAACCCATATCTACGGCTCTAGCTGGTATCGCGTTATTTAAAAGCGCGGTCGATGGTATTAAGGGTGCGATAAGCACAGCTAATGATGTTGGAGAGATTGCTGGTTATTTGGACAACCTCTTTGAAGGGGAAAAACAAGTCCAACAACGTCGTAACCAAAAGTCTGGACAATCAGTCGGCGATCAATTTGGTATAAAAACAGTAGCGCAAGAAATAATTGATGCCAAATTAGCAAAAGAACAAATGCAAGAAATAGCTAGTATGGTGGATATGCGTTTTGGTCATGGTACTTGGCGAAGCATAGTAGATGAAAGAGCTAAACGTATACGAGAAGCTAAGGAAGCTCAAGCTGCTGCTAGAAAAGCAGCCAGACAAAAACAAAAAGAGTTTGAAGAAAATGTAAAAAATGCTTTCATGGTGGCTGGTGTAATTTTAGCCGTGCTTGGTTTATTCATGTTTTTATTTGCAACTATTGCGAGAGCTACACTATCCATTCTCTAAAATCTTCTGCAAGCACTTGGCTCGCTATATTAATTTTATTCCGTAAGGCTTTGAGAATACGTTCATCTACAGTTTTATCTGCTACAATATCTATATAAGTAACTTTACTTGTTTGCCCGATACGGTGTGCTCTATCCTCACTTTGCAATCGTATTTCAAGGTCAAAATTATTACTGTAGTACACCACTGTCTTAGCTTCTGTAAGTGTTAAACCATAGCCACCTGTCCGTGGTTGTCCTACAAAATACATAAGTGGGTCATTAGGATCTTGGAAACGGTTGACGATAGCTTGCCGATCATCACTCTCTGTTTCACCATAATATGTAGCTACAGAATCTGCGCCATACACTTTTGATATTTCTTGTTGAATAGTTTTTATATCATGCGTAAAGTTAGCCCAGATAATTACCTTACCATCTACTTCCTCAAGCACCGACATAAGTTCTGGTAATTTAGCAGAGTTGAATGTTTTCATCTCACCATCATCAAGTTTTACATGACCTGAGCATACCTGTTGTAGCCTGAGTAATTGTGTAAGGATAGTATCTGTGGTTACAGAGCCTTCTTCAAGCATTGCTAAAGCAAATGTCTTTAAACTACTGTAAACAGACTTTTGTTCATCAGTAAGTTCTACACTACGCTTGATATAAACTTTATCTGGTAAATCCAAACAATCCTCCTTTTTAACTCTAAAACTAAAGTTCTCAAGTATGCCGTTTAGCTTATCCAGATTACGATAACCCACTACTTGATTAAAACTGTGCGCTCCCATGCTACGACGTTGCACAATGGCATATTCATACTGGAAACTGAAGTAACTACTATGTCCCAATAACCATTCATCAAGGAACTCTGCTTGAGTGTACAGATCCATAGGGCTTTTAGTTACTGGTGAGCCTGTGAGTATACGTTTGTAGTGAGCAGATTTACCTATCTTAACAATACTCTTAGTGCGTTTAGCATCTTTATTTTTTATGGTAGTGCTTTCATCAATAGCCATAAGTGATTGATGTGCATTTAAAAAACGCTCAGCCTCACCACAACCTTTCTTAGTGCTAAAGGCTTCTACATTCATAACAAATATTTTAAGATTATCATCTACCTGATATAACATTTTTTGTTTTTCTAGCTGTGTTTTTGTCTGGCTAGGATTCCACAATACAGTATCGTACATAACATGTTCAGGAATATGCGTGGGCAGTTCGCCTTGCTCCCAGTTCCGGTACACACCTTTAGGGGCAACGATCAATGCACCAGTAATCTCTCCACGGTCGTAGAGGACACACATATTATCAATAAGAACTTTTGATTTGCCTGTCCCCATATCCATGAAGTAAGCAAATTCTTTCTTGTTCCAAGACATTTTCAAAGCCTCGAGCTGATGCTCATATGGCTGGTATTTAAATTTGTAACGCATGACACCGCTTTCTATTGGGTACTTTGTATAATAGCACAAGAAACAAAATCCTGTATACCGTTTTATGTTCTTGTTGTATCTCGCGTAGGGGCTCAAAGTAAGTATTTGTAAAAGAATAAAACCCAGATATCAGATATCAGATATTAAAATATCGGATGGATCACAAAGATAACTTTTTTGTTTTAACCCTATATATAAAAGTGTAAGGTGGCATTGTTTGGTAATAACACCAGACTAGAAAGCAAGCGGAGTAGAAAGCCGTGACAGTCTACATAACACAAGAAGTGCGTGGTAGAGATATCACAGATGCAGTTGCCTTTGGTGATTTGCAGATACTTGTTCCAGCCAAGGAACAGGTTTCATTCAGCACTCAGCCAACGGTTCGTAGGATTGCTCGTGGCCTTCGTAACTTTAATGATGATGACTACCTATTACTATCAGGAGACCCATTATGCATAGGCATTGCTTGTGCAGAAGCAGCTCGCCTGAATATGGGTAAGTTCAAAGCATTAAAGTGGGACAGGCTAGAGGAACGCTATTACCCATTGGAAGTAGATCTATACCATAGGAAGGAGTCTAGTAATGGACTTTGAAAGTGTAGCTGGAGACCTAACCAGCATAAATCAATCAGGTATCAGCACTGTTAGTAACCTATGTAAGCAACAGATTACGTTAGAACAACGTGTCGCTGATCTTGAGTTAGAGTTAAAGGAAGCCAAGCGTGAGTTGCGTAAAGTATCGGAAGATTTACTTCCGGCTGCGCTACAAGAGCATGGTGTTACTGAACTCAAAATGGACGATGGCAGTGAAATTAGTGTTGCACCTTATTATAGTGCCAGCATTGCCAAAGACCGAGCTGAGGAAGCCTTTCAGTGGCTTACTGCGGCAGGGCATGGTTCGCTAATCAAGAATCATGTTACAGCGGCTTTTGGTCGCGGTGAGGATAACCTTGCCAAAGATTTGCTTGCCGAGCTAGGACAGCGCGGTATGCAAACGCAGACAAAAACTTGGGTTGAACCCATGACACTCAAGTCTTTTGTAAAGGAACAGGTAGAAAAGGGTGAAAATTTGCCGTATGACCTGTTGGGTATATTCGTGGGGCAGCGAGCCAAAATACGGAGGTAGATATGGCAACAGAAGTAGCTAAGAAAGAGTCTTCTGCTGTAGCAGTTGCACAGTTTGAAGATATTGGTGGGTTGGGTTTTGAAGAAACCACATCCCAAGATATGGCAGTACCGTTTCTACGGATACTGGCACAGTTAAGTCCTCAGGTAAACAAACGCGATGGTGCGTATGTAGAGGGTGCTGAAGCTGGCATGATGTTCAACACAGTAGCTAATAAAGTATACGATGGTGAAAAGGGTGTGACTGTTGTGCCATGCTATTATAACCGTCGGTATGTTGAGTGGGCTCCTCGGGAAAAAGGTGGTGGATATTTTGGTTCATACAATCCTGATGACCCTATTGTCAATACGACTACTAAAAATGAGCGCGGTGAGGATATACTGCCTAATGGTAATATTCTTACAAATACAGCGCAGTTTTTTGTAATCCTACTGGATAGTGATGGTCCACAGCGTTGCCTAATTACTATGTCTAGCACACAGTTAAAGAAGGCTCGTAAGTGGGTGACACAAATGCAAGCACTCACTGCTCAAGGTAAGAACGGTCCGTACACTTTACCTATGATGTCCCATAAATACCAAATGACCACTGTTGCTGAGAGCAATGATAAAGGTAATTGGTTTGGTTGGGATATTGCTAAGATCGGTCCGATTAGCCTTGGTGATGCTGAGGAAGCTAATGTTTTTGAGATGGCTGTTGCCTTTGCTAAATCAGTAAAGGCTGGTGAAGTTGAGGTAAAGGAAACTGCACCTGAAACAAGCACTCCTCAACAAGATAAAGACGGTGACGATGATATGCCGTTTTAAGTACGACCGCAGGGGTTGATCGCCCTGTAGTTGCTCGGGAGGGTAGTGTCTAGGTATCAACTAACATTACTCTCCCACCTTTTTCATTGGAGAAAGCAATGACATTAGCTGAACAATTTTTAAAGCTGTTTGATGGTAATAAACGTGCTCATGGTGTGTTTAATCCTGATGAACAACGTGGTGATGGTAAACGTCTAGGCGTATATAAAATAATTAAAGAATCACCCACAGAAGAACTTTGGCAACAGCATTTAGATGGTAAGCAAGGACTTGGCATTATACCCATACGAGATGATAGCTTATGTAAATGGGGTGCGATTGATATTGATACGTATGATGTAGATCATAAATCATTAGTTAATAAATTAAAGGAAGCTAAGATAGTTGGTTGGGTGGGTCGCAGTAAAAGTGGCGGTGCTCATATTTATTTTTTCTTTAAAGATGCGCTGAAAGCTGAGTTTGTGCAATCTAAACTCACTGAGTTAGCTGCATCATTAGGCCATGCTGAAGGTGAGATATTCCCCAAACAGACAACTATATTAGTTGACCGTGGTGATACTGGTAATGGTTTAAATATGCCGTACTTCAAAGGTGATTTAAGCACACGTTCTGTTTATGATTTTAAGGGCGAGCTTATGTCGCCAAAGGATTTTGTAAATAAAGCTGCAAGATACTTAATAACGCCTGAGGATTTTGAAAAGTATCGTATATCTAAACCAGAACCAAAGTTAAAGGATGGTCCACCCTGTTTGAATGCGCTTTGTGAGCAAGGGTTTGGTGAAGGCTCACGCAATAATGCTCTCTTCAACTTAGGTGTGTACGCACGAATGTTTGACTCTGATAATTGGGAGGCATTAGTGCAGCGATACAATGTAGATTATTTACATCCTCCACTTAGTCATACTGAAGTTGGAGCAGTAATCAAACAGCTACAACGTAAAGACTATTACTATAAATGTGAAGACCAACCCATCAAACCTTTTTGTAATAAGGATATATGCGTTACTCGTAAATTTGGTGTCGGTCCAGCTGGTGTGCAAAACCAGATGTCTAGCCTTACCAAAATAGATGGGGATCCACCTATATGGATTCTTGATGTAGATGGTCAGCGTGTAGAACTCAGTACAGATGGTTTGATTAGCCAGACAAGGTTTCAAAAAGATTGTGTGGCACAAATAAATAAATTACCGATAGCTGTTAGCCAAAGAGCATGGCAGACCAGAATACAGCTATTGTTAGATAACTTAACTATTGTAGAAGTACCACCTGACGCTACAATAAAAGGTGAGTTTGAGGATTTACTATCACAGTTTTGTACTGATAGAGCTAAAGGCACAGAGCGTGAAGATGTACTACAAGGCGTTGCTGTATGGCTTGATGAAAAAGTATTTTTTCAAGTTAAAGATATTAAAAAGCATCTTACAGTAAATGATTTTAACCATTATACCTCAAACAAAATAACATTAAGACTTCAAGGGTTGGAAGCAGAAAAAATGTTTTGGCGTGTGAAAAATAAAGGTGTGCATGTATGGTCATTGCCACAAGGTTATTTTGCGGATAGCCAAGAACCATTGGAGTTACCAGACTTACCCGAGCAAGAAGAAATACTCTGATGAATATAATACTCGGACCTCCAGGGACAGGTAAAACAACTTATCTACTAAACAAGGTCGAAGAGTATTTACAAAAGGGTATCCCACCAGATCGTATAGGTTATTTTGGTTTTACTCGCCGTGCAGCAAGTGAAGCTATTGATCGTGCTTGTGAAAAATTTAAACTTCATAGACGTGACTTACCTTTTTTTCGTACCCTTCATAGCTTGGCATTTATGCAAATGGGCATTAACCATAATCAGATTATGACTGCTGATAAGTTCCCTGAGATTGGTGAGTGGTTAAAGATCGGTGGGTTTTTTAATTCAGGGCTGACAGACCAAGGTCCGTATAAAGATTTTGGTTATGGTGATAAATTTTTAGAGATAATAAATATATCTAGGATACTGCAACAGCCTTTACGCAAAGCCTATAATGAATCTACTGTGCCTCTAAAAACAGATTGGGCAAGAGTTGATTATGTTGATAGGGGTCTAAGAATGTGGAAGGATAGATATCAGTTATTTGACTATACTGATATGTTAGAGCAGTTCTGTCACAGAGAGTTAGCACCAAGATTAGAGGTAGTATTTATTGATGAGGCACAAGATCTATCACCTTTACAATGGAGGATGGTACATTTATTAGAGGCCAATTCTAAAGAGATGTTCGTGGCTGGCGATGATGATCAAGCCATATTCCGTTATGCGGGAGCAGATGTAGATTACTTTATAGGACTCGAAGGTAGTGTAACTGTGCTCGACCAAAGTTATAGGATTCCATCCCTCCATCACACACTTAGTCAAAAAGTTATCCAACGCGTCGTCGACCGTAGACCCAAAGAGTTCAATCCTAGGAATGAGGTAGGTGCTGTCCATTGGCACAGACACTCCGAACAAGTTGATATGTCCAGTGGCGAATGGCTCTTACTTAGCCGTACAACAAGAGGTGCAAAGCAAATAGAAGAAGAAGTACGCCGACGAGGTCATCTATATGTCTACAATGGCAGTAAATCTATTGATGGTAAAGTTCTTGAAGCTGTGAGGCTTTGGGAAAATATGCGTAATGGTAGTACCCTCACAGCAGAACAAGTGCGTATCGTGTACAGTCAGATGCTGTTAGGTAGCCAAGTAGAGTACGGACACAAGACCTTTAATAAAGGACAATCAGACCAAAGATATAGTATGCAAGACCTACAAGATTTTTATGGTCTGCTACATACTTTGCCGTGGGATGAAGGATTAGGTAAGATATCTGAAACAGATAAGCGTTACATAAAGGCTTGTCTGCGTAAAGGAGAATCTTTAACAGAGGAACCTCGTATACGGATCTCTACTATTCATTCAGCTAAAGGCGCACAGGCAGATAATGTTATGCTTCTCACTGATACTATGCGTCGTTCCTATTCTATGTGGCGTAAGTTTGAAAACGAACATTTGGATGAAGCTCGCGTGTTTTATGTGGGTCTTACTCGCGCTTTACAACATCTTCATTTGATACATCCTATGCACAGTAGAGGTTATCAAATCCCAGCATAATTGTCAAAGCGACTTGTTTATGGTTGCGCTCCAAAAGCTGCACCTATTAAATAAAGGCATAACCAAAACAGCCATAGAAGGGGCTTATTATTATGTCAGAAGTAAAATACCTTACCAAAGAGCAGTTCCAGCGGCTTAACAACCGCGCTATCAAGCGTAGTGCTAACCGCACGGTCAAGCCTAAGTTTATTGACAATTTGTCAGAGGGCTTAAAGTTTCCGATTATTGAAACACTGCTACATAATGATGTGGAGATGCGTTGCCACATCGCAACCAGTTCCGAGGGTAGCACATGCTGGTTGGACATTACTTTGTCCGACTTTGATGTATTGCCAACGGTCGACACCAGTGCTTAACATCTTGTAGAAAGGAGATATATTATGGCACATATGGTAGAAACAATGGCTTATGCAGGACAGGTTCCTTGGCATGGGCTTGGTGAAAAAGTTGAGCATAATCTTACACCTGAAGAGATGCTCAAAGCCGCAGGGCTTGATTGGACAGTAAGTAAACGTCCCGTTTATTATGCTGATAAACCAAATACATGGGATCTTAATGACCCACGCGGTGAAGCAGATTTGCTTCGCGCTAATGAACATTATGTGGTTGTTCGTGATACAGATAACCGCGTATTATCCCACTGTGGTGAGGGGTTCATACCTTTCCAAAACCATGAAACAATGTCCTTCTTTAAAAAGTTTACTGAGGCAGGGCATATGGAGATGGATACTGCTGGTAGCCTAAGTGATGGCGAGCGTGTCTGGGGCTTGGCTAAAATCAAGAAGGGCTTCAAACTAGCTGGCGGTGATGATATTGAAGGTTACTTACTTATGGCTAACAGTCACAAAGTTGGCACAGCTATGACGGTAATGTTCACACCCATCCGCGTAGTATGCAATAATACGATTACCTTGGCTCTCAACCAAGAGGGTACGACTGGTAAGTTCCGTGTATTACATTTGCAAATGTTTGATGAGGAAATTATGCAAGCCGCTGAGACTGCACTTGGTATTAGTGGTGAGCAAATGGCTAAGTTCCAAGAACAGTCAGAGTTCCTTGCCAGTAAGCGAGCCACTAAAGAGCAGATAGATAACTATATTGCTGAGTTGTTCCAGCCTAAATTACTTATTGAACGTGCTAAGTCTAAAGAGTCTGACTTACCACCATTACATGAGGAGTTTAGCAAAACATCACAGTCAATACTGGAGGCTATTGAAACATCTCCAGGACATGACCTTAAATCTGCTAAAGGAACTTGGTGGGGAGCACTCAATGGTGTGACATATGTTATGGATCACCAAAAGCGAGCCAAGACTCGTGACCATGCATTAAACTCTGCATGGTTTGGTTCAGCCGCTACTACTAAACGTAAGGCTATGACCAAGGCACTTGAGTACGCCGCATAAGATGTGGGGGTGGGCAGAAGCCCACCTCTCGCCTGATGCCCTGCTAAGAGAGAACTTTTAGTGGGGCATTGGAGTATTTAATGCTTGCTTGATTCCCTATATGTAGTTAGAGTTTTTATATTAGCCCCATAGAAAGGAGGCACTCATGGCAGCTATCAAAACTTATGCGGTGTTAGAAAATGATAATACCAGTAATCGTAACGATGCCTACTCTTACTTTGTATTCAAATCCTTGCGTGAGTTAAAGGCGTGTAAAGAACTAAACGAGCATAGTATTGTGTTTGCTGAAGTTCAACAGTTACAGGATACCTATAGTGAGGAAGAGTTGCGGAGTGTAGTTGCCGCTACAGTTGGTGAGTGTGCCTTACCAAATTTCCCTAGCTTTCATAAAAACTTTGCAGAGTTTGTACATGAACGAGCTAAAAAATATAAACCTGTTTTAAAGGAGAAACAAATGACTGCTGAAATAGTAGATATTACGCCGGAGCCACAGGGTATTGCGTCTGTTGCCACAGAAAAACCAAAGCGTGTGGCAAAATCTAAGTATGATGAAAATGCTAAAATACTTTTGCCTACAGGATCAATGGGCATGTTCGTTAATCCATATCGTAAAAATAGTAATCGGTGGCATAATTTTGAAGCCTTAACCAGATCTGATACAGTGGGCGAGGCTCTTGCCGCTATGAAAAAGTTAAGTCCAGGAGGCAATAGTGTTGATATTCGCCTTGCTATTGAAAAAGGTGCTATCAAGCTAGGAGAATAATTATGGAGAACATAGAAAGGTTCTGCTACTGGATTAATGAGCGTCATGCCATTTATCAAAAAAGAGCCAAGGGGCTTCCTGCCCCTTGGACAGAAGACACTATCTTACAACAATATAAATTCACAAATCCTTTCCGTGAGAATGATAGGGTAACTGTTTGGATGCGGCAAAACTGGACAAAGCCAAATGATAACCGCCCACATGGTGAGATGATATTTAACTGTTGTATGTTTCGTATGGTTGGAACTAGTGAGTTTGCTGAAGCGCATGGTTGGGTAGAAGAGTTTAATCCTGAGCATACTAAGTCTTTGATTGAAGAAAGGTTGAAGCAGGGTTTACGGACTTTTACTGGTGCATATATAATCACTAACCAAGGACTCAAAGCACCTAAATCGGAGGTAGTTGTTGACCATTTCCTTTCGCCAATATGGGAAAACAAAGAAGCGTTGGCGCAGATTGCCACCGAAACACAGTCGTTGGAAGAAGTACACAAAGCGTTGGCGGCATATAAAGGATGGGGAGGGGGAGGTTTTATGTCATACGAGGTTGTTACCGACCTCAACTACACACCAGTCCTTGCCAAAGCCGAAGACAAATACAAATGGGCAAACGCTGGTCCGGGAGCAAAGCGTGGCCTCAACAGGATCCACGATAGGCCGCTCACAAAAGCATTAGGTGCTTATCAAAGCAATAGGGAGATGCAAGATTTACTCGAAGATTCACACCGTTATCTTGGCAAACACATCCCGACTTTGGCGGTGGATATGCGCTGTATTGAACATAGCTTATGCGAGTGGGATAAATATGAGCGCGTTAGGCTTGGTCAAGGCACTCCGCGTAGTAAGTATAATGGACTACAGAGTTCAGTGCTGGAGGCTCCGATTGGGACGGTGGCGTAATTATGTTGTGTCCAAAATGCAATGGCAAATCCGAGGTCGTAGACAGTCGTCCTTATCAAGGCACAATACGGAGGAAGAGGAACTGTCCGAAATGCAAATACAATTATCGGACATTGGAACTATTAGAGCCGCAAGAGCCGCCGAAGCCGAAGCCGAAAGCAGAGCCAAAACCCAAAACCAGAAAACGAGTGTTAAAACCAAAAAGAAAACAAACGATGTTTGAGCTCGATTACATGAGTGATGAAGAATTAGAAAGGGCAGTGCTTGAAGGGCAAGTAAGGTTTGATGAGGATGAGATATGATACCAATATATATTCCAACTAGGGGCAGGATGAATAACCAAGTTACTTGGCAAAGCATTGGTCCGGAGGGCAGAGAGCATGCTGTTCTTGTATGCCCACAAGATGAAGTAAACTGGCATACAAGACAGGGTCGGTATTGTTTAAATCGTGGTGATTTAAAAGGTATCAATAATGTAAGGCAGTTCATATTAGAACATGCCGTGGAGCAGAAGCATGATAAAATTATTATTCTGGATGATGATCTTATATTTGGTCGCCGCATACATGGGCTGGCTCCCAACTTAAGAAAAACAAATCAAGAAGAGATGCATGAGTTATGGGAGCGCATGGAGTGGTTGTTGAATAACTTTACTCATGTGGGACTTAGCCCAAGGCAAATGAATGATAAGCACTTCCCTGATACAGTTAAGTATGGTATGCGACAAAATGCTGTTCACGCCATACGTCCTGAAATTATTCATGGGTTGGGCATACGTTATGATACTATGGAGCTTATGGAAGATTATTACGTTACACTTGAGTTATTTAAGCATGGTCATGGTAATGCTGTAATTGTTGATTGGACATGGGATCAGCGTGGTGCTTCAGGTGCTGCTGGTGGCTGTAGTTCATACCGCAATGCAGAGTTACAAGAACGTGCGAGCCTTGCCCTTGCTGAAAAGTTTCCTGATTATGTAAAAGCTGTACAGAAAGAAACTAAAACAGGTTGGGAGGGTATGAAAACACGTTGGGATGTTCGCGTACAATGGCGAAAGGCTGCTAAAGATGGCAACTGTATCTAACCATTATCAAGACCCACCTAATTCTATACAAATAGAATTAACTGAGGGATGTAACCTTGCTTGTTCTTTTTGCGGTATACAAGCGATACGTGATAATAAAGCCCACGGTCCACTGAATATTCATGGTAAGGCTTCTGCCCCTTATAGATATTTAACAATAGAAAGGGCTAGGGCTATCTGCAGCCGCATTAAAGAAGCTAAATGGAACCCACGATTAGAGTTTGCCATGCATGGTGAGCCAACCATGCACCCCTTCTTTATTGATATGATACGGCTGTTCCGACAGGAGTTACCTAAAACACCTTTGATGATGACCAGTAATGGTGGTGGTTTATTAAGAGATACACAGAAAAGTGTAAATATGTTGATGGAAGCAGGGCTAAATGTTTTATTCCTTGACAATTATGATCGCATAAAAATAGTGGACAAAATAAAGGAGAGATACAATGGTCCATATCCCGTATTTGAATATCCCGCTGAACGTGACGCCAACCCCCACCGACGAAGAAAGGTTACAGAACATCATATCGTTGTTGGACTTGATCTTACGCTCGCTACTAGCGGAACCCACGCACAAGTCAGTAACCACGCTGGTAACTCTTTCCCTTTAAACCATGAACAAGATGGTAAGCGTTGTGCAAAACCTTTCCGTGAGATGTCTATACGCTGGGATGGTAATGTTGCTATATGCTGTAATGATTGGGTAGGATGGTACAAGTGTGGCAATGTAATTGATACACCTATAGAAGAAGTATGGCAGGGGAAGGCTTTTCATGCAGCGCGGCAAAAGTTGTATAACGGAGACCGTAAATTCGGTCCTTGCAATGGCTGTGACAATACCACTCTTCGTAATGGATTGTTACCTGACCGTATGGGACGTAAGACGTTACCCGAGCCTACGGAGGAAACAAATACTGCAATTAAAGAAGCATTGGCTGGAGGCACATACACCAAAAGAGTAAAGAAACATTATGACTTTATTAAGGGCTACTCAGACAGCTAGAGGGTTGCTTTTAGTAGTAGGTTAGGGCAAGTTAATTCAGGCCGCTCGAGCGGCTTTATAACCCCATAGAAAGGCGGTTTAATATGGCATTATTTGGTAAAGCACCTATGAGGGGTGTACATACTTTCACAGTCACAAATGTAAGCGAAGCACTGTATGTTGTGAAGCAAGCATTAGAAGCAGATGGTGTAGAAGTAGAGACGCGTAATGGTAAAGCGATTGAGTTCCGTGAGCCATGTGCCATTGTCTACAACAGCCCACGCGAGCGTGTACTGTTTTATCCTGAGCGTGATGCTAATCCTATATTTCATTTTATGGAAAGCCTGTGGATGTTAGCAGGGCGTAATGACCTTGCATGGATACAGCGTTATAATGCACGGATGAGTGAGTATAGTGATGATGGTAAAGTATTACAGGGAGCTTATGGATATCGTTGGCGTAATTACTTCCATCGTGACCAAATTGATGTAATCGTTCATAGATTGATGACGCATACAAATGATAGACGAGCGGTGCTTGCAATGTGGGATGCCGAAGGTGATTTACGAATGAGTAATAGCTGTAAAGACCATCCTTGTAATACTCATATTTATTTTAATGTGCGCGACAATATACTTGATATGACAGTATGCAACCGCAGTAATGATATGATCTGGGGTGCATTAGGAGCTAATGCTGTCCATATGTCCATTCTTCAAGAGTATATAGCCTCACGTATCGGCGCGAGTGTTGGTATATACACACAGTTTAGTAATAATCTTCATGCTTATACAGAAGTATTAAAAAAGCTAGATGGTATGCTGCCTGATTATGAAGCCTATAATACGCGCATGATCAGGCCAGATGCTCTTGTAAATAATATAGAATCATTTGATGAAGAGCTTAGTTGGTTTATTGAAGACCCTGAAAGGCCAAGACCATATATTAACTCCACTTTTTCTGATTTGGCACAACCTATGCACAAAGTCTGGCAAGCATGGAAAGCTAAAGAATTAGCTTTAGCTTTTGACCATTGTGCAGACATAAAGCCTGACGATTGGCATTTAGCCACTTGGGAATGGCTTGAGCGTAGGAGAGAAAAATGGGACGAGAAAGTTACGAACAATACATGATTCGCCGTATGCGTGAGCTGGATTGGAAGGAATATGATGTAATGGTAAAAGATAAAGAACCACAACCAAAAGAACAAAGCCCTATTATAAAACAAGTTGGTAAGCTCACCGTAATAGATCATGTAAAGTTAGAAGAAGCTGAGCAATCTTACGGTGATAGTTGGAAACAACGTGGCGGTGTCGGTGCATTTATGATGCTGGCTCGTAAATGGGATCGGCTTGAAAAACAAGTAACCGAGCAGGGTTATGATATATTTCAAGCTATAACTTATGATGATCGTGAGGAAGGCGTATTGGATGATATAAGAGACTTACGGCGTTATCTGTTTCTAGTGGAAGCTGAAGTATACATGAGACAAAATGGTAAACGAAAAGCTAGATAAAGAAGTATTGGCTGAGTGTGAGTGTGGAAGGGATAGCAGAGTTATGACCTTCCGTGCTCTAAAAAATAAATGGCCTCATTGTTCTAAATGTAATCAACCTATGAAAATAAAGGTAAGAGATGCAGTTCCCCTTGTTCACACCGCCGACTGAGTGGGTTATGCCCGATGGTTATCCCGACCTGTCAGAAGCTAGGGAAGTATCTATTGATTTAGAAACATGCGACCCTAATCTCACATCTCGTGGTAGCGGATGGCCTCGTAAGGATGGTTACATCATTGGGGTAGCCGTAGCAGTAGAGGGTACAGCTTGGTATTTTCCTATACGACATGATAATGGTAGTAACCTTGATCCAAAACAAACCATGCGATGGTTGGCAGAAGTATGTTCTGTTGAGCGTGATTACATTATGCACAATGCTATGTATGATCTTGGATGGCTGTGGGCTGAAGGTATAGAAGTAAAAGGCCGAATAGTGGATACAATGATTGTAGCCGCACTACTGGATGAAAACAGATTTAGTTATGCACTCAATGCACTCGGTAGAGATTATCTTAATGAACGCAAGAGTGAGCGTGATTTGTACGAAGCCGCACAATCATTTGGTGTAAATGCTAAGAGTGAGATGTACAAATTACCAGCGCATTTTGTCGGTGCGTATGCAGAACAGGATGCAGCACTTACACTGAAATTATGGCAGTTCTTCAAGGGTCTCATACTCAAAGAAGATGTGGCAGATATATTTGATTTAGAACTAAATGTACTCAAAGTTGTATTTGAGATGCGTAAGAAGGGTGTGCGTGTTGATTTAGGTAAGGCAGAAGAGTTAAAAGTATATCTGCAAAAAGAAGAGGAAAAGGTTTTACATGATGCTGGCGGTCAGGATATTGATATATGGGCAGCGGCAAGTATCGCAAAAGCATTTGATGCACAAGGGTTGCGATACCCTAAAACTCCTAAATCAGGACAACCCAGCTTTACTAAAAACTTTCTAGCCAACCATGCCCATGCACTTCCTCAGGCTGTGGTTCGAGCTCGTGAGCTGAATAAAGCTAGAACCACCTTTATCGATACTATACTAAAGCATCAGCACAATGGTCGCATCCATGCTGAAGCGCATAGCTTACGAAGTGATGATGGTGGCACAGTGACAGGTAGGTTTAGTTACAGCAATCCTAATCTACAACAAGTGCCAGCACGGAATGCTGAGATAGGTCCAATGATACGCGGATTATTTTTACCTGAAGAGGGTGAGCTATGGGGTGCTTTTGATTATAGTAGCCAAGAACCACGGCTCGTTGTTCATTATGCTAGTTTACTAAAACTGACAGGCGCACAAGAGTTTGCTGACCAGTACAATGTAGATGCTAATACAGACTTCCATCAAATGGCTGCCGATATTGTAGGAGTGCCTCGTAAACAAGCTAAAGATATAAACCTTGGTTTATTCTATGGGATGGGTAAAAACAAATTGGCTGAACAATTAGGATTAGAGTTTAGTGATGCAAAGGATTTATTTGCCGAGTATCATGGTAAAGTTCCTTTTGTTCAACAGCTTGCAGATTATGTAGTCAACCGTGCCTCTAATAAAGGTGTGATACGCACACTGCTCGGTAGGAAATGTAGGTTTAATAAATGGGAACCGAATGCTTATGGGACAGCTAAACCCATGAGTTATGAGGATGCATACGCTGAACATGGTCCAGCTATCAAACGTTCCTTTACATATAAAGCACTTAATAGATTGATACAGGGTAGCGCGGCTGACCAAACTAAAGCTGCGATGGTAGCTTTGCATAAAGAAGGGATAGTGCCGCTCATACAAGTGCATGATGAATTAGATATATCTGTGGCTGAACCCGATGTAGGTTTGAAAATAAAAGAAATAATGCAGGATTGTGTTGATATGCAAATACCAAGTGTAGTAGATGCAGAGTTCGGTCCAAGTTGGGGTGAAGCTAAAAAGACATTTAGTGATAAGCCGTGGACAAGAGGGGTAAGTGATGGCGGGACGCCAATGCAAGATAATACCGAACATTAAAACTTTGACAACAGCGTGGGATGCTCAATTTCTATTGCGCTTCCACACAGTAGCAATGCAAGCAGAGAGACAGACAGTGGGAGCACATTCATACGCAGTAAGTATATTGATTGACCAGCTTTGGCCTGATAGTACAAAACAACTAATCATGGCTTCTTTGTACCATGATGTTCCAGAGTTGATACTAGGGGATATACCAGCTACAGCTAAATGGTCTTATCCTGAAGTGCAAAAAGCATTTGAAAGAGCAGAAAAGAAAGTGATGGATGACCTTGGACTGACTTTTGTTTTATCGCCAGAAGAAAAGAATAGATTAAAAATGGCAGATATGCTTGAGCTCGTGCTCTATTCCCATCGTCATTCAAATCAAAGTGACCAGATGAAAGTGATAATGCATACAGGCATCAATTATCTGTACAAAAAATTTAGTGATTTAGATGATTTTGAGCCAGTAAATAAAGTCCTAACCCATTATAATTTAAGCGTTTGATAAAAAAGATAACTTTTTTAGTGCCAAGAGTGCAATCCTGTAAATAGTTATGTTACTATAATTAAGCTAAACGTAGAAAGGTTTGCTTATGGATTGGCAACAATATGAAGACTACATGTTCAGCCATGTAGTCTATTACACAATTACGGAGTTTCATGGTCGCGCCAAGTACAGCACATGGCGTTACGATGATTTACAGGATTGCAGTATGGCAATACGCAAACTAAAAGCTGAGGAGCCGCACCGCAGGGTACTCATGTACGCTGTATGCCAGCCTCCTAACCGCTTGCTTACTGTCAGCTTACCACTGCCCAAGGATCGTATGCTATGAATATATTTTGGTTATCATTAGACCCAGAGCGGTGTGCTCAAATGCACTGTGATAAGCATGTTGTTAAGATGCCATTAGAGATGGTGCAAATGTTATGCACTACTCATTGGCATCATAATAATGAAGCACCTTATTTACCTGTTCATCATAAACACCCTTGCACTCTGTGGGTAGGCCAGACAATAGATAATTACCGTCTAGCTTGGCGTGTGGGTTATCACTTATTCAAAGAATACACATATCGCTACGGCAAAGTCCATGACTCCGAAGCAATATTGTATGCGGTGCGATGTGCGCCTCCAGCATTAAAAGCACGAGGGTTTACACCTTTCCCTCAAGCAATGCCTGATGAATACAAACATCATGATGTTATGGTTGCATATCGCGATTACTATCGTGGGGAAAAGCATCAGTTCTGCAAATGGACTAAGCGGCCTATCCCTGAATTTATGACCGACTTGTGTGCATAGGAGAAAGAGTATGGACACTACAAAATTTAAATCTGTTTCTATTGATATTGAAACATACGATATTTTGGCAAAAATAGCCGAGCATGAGTGCCGTAGTATCGGTGGTCAGATACAATGGCTAATCAAACAAATGCCAATGCTGGCTGATCTCAAACCTATGATACCAGCCGCTCCTATAAAGCGTAAGAAAAAATCTGTTAAAAGAACTGCCATGCGTACAAATGAAAACTACACTTCTAAGATACTTGCTAAATTTGCACAGACACGAGCAACAATGTGTGTGCATGACTTTGATGATTTAGCTGAGGAGTGTGACCCCTCTAAAATACTATCAACGCTTTGTACTCGTGGTGATTTACAACGCCTTCAAGGTTCGCGTCCTTTTTATTATCATATCACGACACAGGGTGTTCGTTCTTACAATGCAGTAATGGCTAGGAGGTTAGCATCATGAAGCCAATATGGGAAATATATCACGCGGATAATATAACTGATACAGGACAAAAAGTCTGGTTATTGGATGGACCTATGGTTCAGCGACCATTACTCTTTTTCTCCTTATCTGAAATGCAACGCTATATACGATCATACCATCAAGATCCTGTGCTGACAGATCGTAAAGTGACAAAGCTACGGTCTGGTGATTCTAGTACACCTAAACATCCGTACGATAGGCCGGATGGATATTGGGAGGAGCAAGATGCCAAAAACTCCGATTGATGTAGAAGCATTGCGTGAAGTAGCAGCTACCGTCGGTAGCCATAAAGAGTTCCGCGATCATTTTGATATTGCACCACCGACCGTTCTTCGATGGAAGATGCAATATAATTTAGATATACCCGATGCTAGACATACGCGGCAAGATGCCGATTGGATTACTGCTCGTCGCATTGATATTCGCAATAGACGTGATGCTGGTGAGACTTTCCAAAGTATTGCAAATGATTATGGTGTAAGCCGACAGTTTATTTATAATATTTATCGGCGTGATAAATTACGGCTTGCACATGAGGCTGTAAATACTTAAATTTAATTATGGCATATTGTTAGAGAAAGGAGCAAGCCATGACAACCAATAAAGATTTTATTGAGAATCTTGAGCAGTTTACTCGTGTTCATCATGATATTGCAGATGCTGCCATGCAAATAACGCATCTATCTTATTTGTATGGTGAGTTACTTGCTTATCAAGGTTATGTTGAGGCACGGTATCCGCAAGTGCATAAAGAAGCTATGTTATGTGCTGAGCGTATTGCTCAAGACCGTGAGGCTAGGGAGCTTGAGCGTGAGGTGTCATAAGCATGGTTCGCCAGCGGATCGTGGTGGGGCAGATGCTTACTATGAACGTAAGTACTCCCCCCATTACTATCCTGAGGGTACATATGTTGGTGAGCGTATTGTGCCACCACAAATGACCGAAGCTCAAGTAAAGGAGTATCATGATGCGTTTCATGCCCAAGAGGACCACAAAGACTGGGGTTAATCACCTAGTTGGTCTACATATTTTAACAGCTACCCCAAGGAGGGACCGATGGATAATAAGGCTTTGGAAAGGGATCCAAGCAATCTGGAACTAATTGTTTCGTTTGATTGGGCAAGCCCGACTGTTGCAGAGTGCAGTGCTTTTGATATTAAAGATAACCTAAATGCTAGGATATGCTTTCGTCCTGATAACCAAGTTTGGATTATTGATAATGAAGAGTTGCGTGTTATGGATTGTGATGAGCAAGTATCTTCGTTTTTTGGGTTACAGTATTTGTATGGACAGGATGATACTAATCCTGTTCCGAGATAGAGGGGGTAGAAGTTAACCTCTGATGGGCGGCGTGTATTAGGTTTGACGTCGTCCTTGCAATCTGGATGGATGCTCCTAAGGATTGTGAAATACAAGGCCACGGATCTCTAACCATTCTGTCCCTCGCCTGAGTAATATGCAGAGTGGCATGAGTAAATCTTTTTCTACCTTAAAACATTGAAAGACAATCCGTGGAACACCTAAACGATTATTTAGATATTTTTATTATTGTAATCATAGGGTCATACTTTATTATTAAACTATAACCTTAACTCGCAGAAAGGAGTCAGGTATGGCACGAATCAGTTATCACGGCCAAATGATTCTTCGTAGTAAACAGGGGGGACAGGTACTACTTCCTATGGTTCCTACACTCAAGGATCTCAGTAATTATATTGCTAGATTACTTGACCGCTCCCTAAATATTTCACCCGAGGATATACAAGAAATTGTTGTTATGAAAGGCAGTCGTAAGCCGCGAATATATGGCTATTATGATTGGGTGAATGGCAAACTTAAACTTGATAAAAGTAAGCCAGCCTTTATCCATAACATTTTATACGGATTGGAGGATTAAATGAATAATGCAAGAGACTTAATATTTGATTTAGATGCCTTTACTGGTGGTCTAACTCAATATTCACATAAGTTGCCACTCACACCAGAGTTGCGACTTACTGAGGGTGCTAAACATTTTGCTGATACGATGGGGGCTTACTGGCTTATGGATATTATAGCCACTGAGTTCCTTGAACTATTAAGTGAGGAAGACCCTATTATCTTTATTAGTATAACTATTGATAGTGCTAATGGTGCATTGATAGTAGCTACAGATGGTGATAAAGGTGATGGTCCAGTAACCCTGCATACTCGCCATGTTGAGTATACTGATTTACCACGGATGGAAACACCTTACCGCTTCTTTTTACAGGATGGCGTACTTATGCTTCCAGGAGAGTACTAATGGATGAGGTATATTTTAATCTGATAGATGTTTACAAAACATTGAAAGTAAACGGATTGTTAGATACTAAACGTGTTCATGGCGGTACAGATAATCAAGATACTGTTGGGGATTTATTAGAAGATACATTCTCTCAGTTGTTTGATGAGGAGATACCAGATATTTCAATGAGGGCTTCTTCAGCAAAAAAAGCAATGGAGGTAATGGGTGATGGGTAAAGTCAAAGCATGGGCGATGGAAGTTACAGAGCATATCCAAAACCAATTCATCGATGGTGAGATTGATGCACGGCATTGTGCTGAAGAACTTAATAAATGCGGATTGATGGATCCTGATGAAATAGAAGTATTCATAGATGAGCATACTGGTATCCGCGCACAGAATCTTGCGGATGCTACTTGCGCGATGTTAAAAGATGAGCAATCATAAACTTCCTCCCTTAGAGTACTGGCGGTCGCTACGGCGACCGTCTTTTTATTCATGATGAGTTATTAGAACAACCTCTTTGCCCATCAGACTTTATTATATAATGGTAGCCAATAGGGGCTACATCAACAAAAGGAGGTAGCAATGGCTACTCAATTTCTTAAAAGCGTAAAAGTCCTCGCTGATGGCAAGTTTTTCAGCGACCCTATCCTCAATGAAAATGTCCTCACCGTGGATATCAGTGATGACCAGTTTATTGCCATCACCACAGTTTATATCCCTCAGGAAGTTGGTCAGGTTACACATTATCTTTTAACCAATGTGCAGTTTGACGGGCATGGGTTTGAAACTTGCCGCAAGGTAATCTATGCTCAGGATGAAGAAGGGCAACAGGCTATTTACGATTACATTATAGCCTTACAAGCTGATCGTTGGGCGGCATGATACTCTTTGCCGTTTTAGGTGTGATAATGCTGCTCATCATTGCGTGGGTATACGATTAACAAAATAGTCCCAAAGAGTAATTACTTATACTCTTTGGGGCATCACACCTTATTATATAGGGGTAGGCAGTTGCTTACGGACTCAACCAATGGAGGTTTCAATGAGTGAAGTTATAAATTATGTTTCCAAAGTTGCTAGTGATCTTGGCTTGCATGAGTGGACTAAAAAACTCGGCCAACAGCACTTCAGTGTTCCGGGAGCGCATACCACTCTTTGCGGTATGCCAATGCTCGGCAATAATTATGCTCGGGTATATAGCGATATGGATAAAACACCATGTCCTATTTGTGAAGAAGATGTGGCTTATCAAACAAGTTGCAAAGAATTAGATATATAGGAGGGTACAATGGGAAGATATTACCAAGGCGATATTGAAGGCAAATTTTGGTTTGCCGTGCAGTCATCTGATGATGCGGATTTTTTTGGTGTAGAAGGCTACCAACCTGCTCACCTTGAATATGAGTTTTATGAGGAGCATAAACCTAGTGTTCGTACTGGCTTGGAAACATGTCTTAAAGAATTAGGCGATGCCAAATCTCATTTGGACGAATTTTTTAAGGCAAACGATAGTTACAGTGATGTACGTTTAATGGAATATCTTAACAAGCATTGTGATACTCGTTTTACTGAAAAAGATGTTAAGAATATCTTACAATGGTATGCGAGGTATGAGTTAGGCACTAAAATTTTAGGGTCTATCACTGAGCAAGGACAGTGCGTGTTTGAAGCAGAATGTTAGAAGGAGGTTTCAATGGGACTTGATCAATATGGTATGATTGGTGTTAAAACCGAAAAACGCACCGATACAGATACTGGTAAAGAGTATACTGTAAAAATGGCTGACCAAGAGTTTTACTGGCGTAAACATGCTCGGCTTCAAGATTTTATGGAGAAACTGTGGGTTGAAAAAACTGGCAGACCAGACGTTGAGCTTAACTGCAATGATATGGTACTTACCGAATCTGATATTGACCAGCTTGAAAAAGCTGTACTCACAGGGTACGCCGAAAATATTAGTGAAGGTGGTTTTTTCTATGGTCACCAATTCCAAGAGGAGTCGGTAAAAGAGCATATGGAATATGACCATCAGTTTGTAACAGCCGCTCGGCAAGCAATGGCAGAAGGTACACAAGTCGTGTATCACTGTTGGTGGTAGATATGGATATGATCTGGGATACATTGCCAACAATAATCGCTGTGCTAATTCAACTTCTGTAAACAACAAAAGGGTCAAGGGTCATGGTCTACGGATCATGGCTCTCTGATATTGCATCACTTTTATATATAGTACCAGAAATGAAATATGGGGTATGGTACTCTATCCGATATTCAAATATATGTTATCTGGCTATACAATCATATCAAAGGGTTATGTTACTGAATCATATATTATGTCTAAAACTTTAGACAGCTACGCGACTTGAAGCGGTTGGTTTTTTGTAATGACTCGATTTCTATTTACCTTCCTATTATAGAAAAGTAGTATGACTTTATGGCAAAGGCAAAAGTCACTCATAAAAATAGTTTGGACATTGTAGCTAACCCTCGGGTGGAAAAAGGGCTGACACCCATGCAGGAAAAGTTTGCAATGATTTATGCTACAGAAGAGGTTACGCAAACGGAAGCAGCGATCAGGGCAGGGTACGCTGAATCTAATGCACACTCTATTGCAAGTCATATGCTTAACGGACGTAGCTATCCACAGGTTTTGGACAGGGTGCGTGAAATCAAAAAAGAGTTACAGCAGAAGTATGAGGTAACTTTTGAAAGCCATGTGCAGAAGTTAGCACAACTCCGTGATGTGGCTTTGCAGAATGGAAACTATGCGGCGGCGGTCACAGCTGAAAAGTCAAGAGGTCAGGCGGCTGGGCTGTACATTGATCGCAAAGAAATACTGCATGGTAAGATTGACCAAATGAGTAAAGAAGAAGTGGTCAATGAAATTAAGCGTATCCAGCAAGAGTTCCCAGCATTGGTAGAAGCAACCAGCCCTGTCATAGACATGGATAACTTGGAGGTTCTACCTGATGGCAACAAAGAAACCTGAGTCTAAATTTTGGAAATCACTACGGGATGGAACCAAGTCCCTCGGGGTGCATTGGACTAGGATGGAGTCGTGGGCTAGTCCAGGAGTGCCTGACGTCAACGGTTGCTTGAACGGCAAGGACTTCTGGGTTGAGCTAAAGGTTCTTACGACAAAGTCTGACAAGAAGTTCCCACAGTGGCGTCCTCATCAAATAGCATGGCAGACCTCAAGAACCTCTGTTGGTGGATGCGTTTGGAACTTGGTTCATCATCCTTCATCAGGCCAGCTATTATTTTTGGATGGTCGGCACCTGAGCCAGAGATTGATGGATGGAGATCCAGTCTACGATGATCGGATGGAATGGCCGATTGACCATGATGGATGGGCAAGAGTACTCGGACGACTGATGAAGAGCGATGATTCCTGAGATCAAAAGACATCTGGCCTCAGATATGGCGGCATCTTTTTTACTCAAAATGATAAAATAAGTGTTTACATCAGCCATCAACTGCGCTACTCTATACTTACCAAAGCGGCAATGGTGTCGCGGTACTGCTCGTAGAAAGGAGCATCGTTATGGCTAAATCAGCTGTAGTTAAAAAGTCCCAAGAGGCAGAAGTCGTTTTTCGTGGTATCAATGAGTTGCCTGAGGATCGCAAGTCCCAAGGCGTTACTGCCGAGGACATCTTTACGTTTGTCCAGCAGCATGCTGGTGGCAATCCAAACAATGTAGGCGTCCGCACCATTGTTGAGGTTGACCCTGCTACGGAGCTCCCCTTCCCTTGGGAAAAGAAGAAAACCTTATGGGACGCTGACGGGTCGCCCAAAATGTCGCTCCGCGGCATGGTAGTCTGGCAGTTGATCAACTCCCACATGGACCCGATCACCTTAACAGACGTGGACAACGCGCATCGCGCCATTAAAGCACGTCGCTTCCATGCTTTGTTGGACGCGCTTAATGGTGGACAGTCCCCATCAGCCAAGGCGACATGGGGCAATGCTTTCGTTGAGCTGTTCGTTATCCCAGCCAAGTAATCACAGGATGGGCGGCCGATTGGTCGCCCTTCTTTTTTGGATGGATGGATTGATAGAAACGGATGGATGACGATCCTTCGTGTATATGTACTATCATATACACAATAACTAATGAACTCAAAAGACATCAGAGCCAGACATCTTAAGACGTCAGAGTGACCAAGTAGGACACTCAGTGACGCACCATGTGTTACTTTAATACTGTTGCTAATAATGGTAACGGGTACAAAACGAGGTAACAATGACAAATAAAATACCTAATGGTAATTTGAAACGAGGGGCTACCAAAGGCGTTGCGCTTACTGTGCGCCAAAACGAGCTCGTGCTACAGGTGCAAGCTATTATGCAAAGTGAGCTCATGGTGCAGCATGGCCTTAGTAGTGTAAGCATACCCAAGGGCGACGTCATAGGTAAGCTAGCTATGCTTTACCTTGAGCAAAAGGAGGTCAAGTAATGGCTAAGTATGGTGTTTATATAATTGACCACCACAATAGTTTTACGACACGGCTGGCGGTAGGGCATACTGCCAGCATACAAGAGGTCGGCAACCTTATTGTGGGGTTACGGTTTTATCGTAATGTGTACATTAACTACCAAAGCGATAAGGAGCTCTTTGACGAGGACGATGCGCCAAGTTGGAGCAACCAAGACTGCATAATTTACTGGTACGATGACCGTGGTAATTGGAGCCAATTTGAGGAGCGGCCTAATGACGGCTGGGCATGGTGCAGCTGTGACGAGCCAGACCTCATGCCACACATGGCTATTGGTAATTGGACGTACCATGAAATAGGCTAACCCCAGCGGTAGGGCGACTTCGGTTGCCCTACCATTTTTTGTACCCTGACGGATGGATGGATGGATTGACTGTCTATCCATCCGATCATTAGGATGATCCCTTATATAATATCATATCATAAACAAATCTGGCAGCGATGCGTTTGACCACATTGCCACTTGCCGGAGCGTGGTTTAGCTTTTAGCTATTTACATAACGCAACTAACCAATGGGGTTTACTATGGTTTATTTATATATGTTTTTTTGCACCTTATGCATGGTGGCTGGCGTTACCTTAATGTTTGCCGCCACTGGCGCATTTGTACTGCCACCTATTTTTAGCCACCATTACATAAATGCTTTTATGCTTGTTTATGGTGCGGTGCTGTTTGGCTTTGGCTATTTAAGCGCATGGCGGCACAAATGCTAATGGGGTTGCTAGGTGTGCTTGTAATTATTTTTGTAGCAATGTGCTTTTAGGGGTTTACAAGCATATGCCACCTATGGCATAAAATAGGTGTAGCCACCGCATAGGGCGGCGGCATTAACTAAAAAGGGGTTTACCAATGGGTAACACAAACACACAAGCAGCGGCAGCTTTTACAGCCGCAAATTTGGGTAGCCAAGGCGTTTATTGCAGCCTTGCTATTAAGGCGTTTATTACTGCTAATGGCATTGGCAATATTAACGTGCAGCTATTGCCAGCCGCCGTGCAAGCCAATGCGCTTATGGGCGGTGCTAACTTTTGGCGTGCTATGCAGCCAGCCAACGGCAAGGCAATAGGCCACTTTGGGCAAATGCTTTGGGTTATGGTTAATGGTGGCTTGCCAGCTAAATACTGGCAGCCTAGCGCACAAGGCTACACCGCGCCAAAGCCTAAGTTTATAACTAGCTTTG